CGTTCGATGCCGCGATCTCCGCTTCCCACGAGTCGAGGCGCGTGCCGATTCCCTCGAGTGCGTCGGCGATCGCGGCGTCCGCGGCCTGCACCTGACTGAGGATCTCGTCGTATTGGGACGCGCGCGTGTCGAGGATATCGGCCGCGGCGATCGCCGCCGCCTTGATGAGCTCGATCTCCGCCTCGACCTGCTGGCGATACGTCTCGAGCTGCGCCTCCGACGCGGTGCGGATCTCCTGCGCCAGCGCTTCTACAGCGTCCCGCTGGGCCAGGAGCGCCGACGTATCCTCGCCCTCGCCGGCCAGCGCCTCGATTTGGCTCGTGAGGTTATCCCAGAGCGTGCCGGCTAGCTCCTGTGCCTGCCGCACCAGCCGGTCGATCTCTTCAGGAGAGGCGGCAGCAGCGAGCTGATCGACGATCCCTGAGAGGGCCGCCTGCTGCTGCGCCATCACCTCTTCGGGCGACAGCTTCCCCTCTGCCCACTTACCGAAGAGCTTATCCCAGGAGGCGGCGAGCGATTCCTGGATGTTGGTGATCTGCTCGAGGTTCGCCTTCTGCATTTCGTACTGCTCGGAGAGCAGGGCGGTGACCTCGCGCACCCGCGCCGCCGCGTCCGCCGGCGCGAGCTGGTCGATCCCGGTCATGAGGTCCTGGACGCCAGCGAGCGCGTCCTCCAGCGCGAGCGGCTGCACTGGAGTCATCGCGGCGACCAGGGCGTCAAGCTCGCCGCGGGCGGTGGTGAAGTCGGCGACCGCCTCGGCGTAGACGTCAGCGAGGTCCTTGAGCGCCTGGCGCGCGGCGTCCGCCCCTTCCGCAGCCGCAACGAGCTGCTCGATGGTCGCGGCGTCCGCCAGCTCCGTGACCACGGCCGAGAGCACGGCGTCGACGCGCTCGAGCATGTCGGATCCGCCGGCGCCCACGGCCAGGTCGAAGGTGCGCGGCTGCACGACGTATTTCTGGCGGAGATCGTCGAGCGTCGCCAGCAGCTTGGCGTTCGCGTCGATCTGCGCGTTGATCGCCTGCACCATCTTCCCGGCCTGCTCGACCTGCTCTTCGGTGTCGAGCTGCGAGAGCTGCCCCGACCAGCGCAGGAGATCGGCCTGCACCTTGGCGTTGTCGCGCCGCCATGCCTCGAGCGGCCCCTCAAGCGCGCGCGCCTTGAAGTCCTCGAAGGAAAGCCCGGTCAGCTCGATCGTGTCACGCACGGCGACGATCGCACCGATCCACGCCTTGAGCGCCTGCGCTGCCTCCTCGAAGGGCGCCGTGTTGAACTTCGCGAGCTCCAGGTTGATGCGGCCCGTCTCGATGCCGAACGCCTCCATGGCGCTGGTCAGTGCCGGCTTGTACTCCTGGAACACGGCTCGGGGCAGAGTGCCGGTGAGGAAGGTGCGCCAGAAGGTCGAGAAGTCCTTGGTCTGCGCTTCGAGTGAGATCTCAATGGCGGGGAGATCGCCGAGTGGCGCCTCGAGCATGTCGAGGACGTCGCGGAAGAAGCCGGCCGCCTTGTGGTACTTCGACAGCATCTCGCGCGCCATCTCTTGCTCTTCGGGCTTGCCCGTCGGGCCGTACCACATCCCGGCGCGAATCCCGGCGGTCTCCCCCTCGCGCTCGCGCATCCAGATCTTGTAGCCTTCGGTGCGAGTACCGGATGTGAGGTATCCGGCGATGCCTCCGATGATGGCGCCTACGATCGCGCCGACTGTACCAAACATCAGCCCAATTCCGGCCCCGGACATCGCCCCGCCGAGCGCGCCCATGCCCCGCGACCCGCGCTGCTGCCCGGCCTGGTAGACCATCCCGCCGGCGGCCGAAAGCGTGCCAGCGGCGTTGAACCTGCCATTCGATGTCAGGACGCCGGCGTCGATCAGCGACTGCCGCACGTCCTTGCTGCTGATGATCCCTTCGAGGAAGGTCTTCAGCATCGAGCGACCAAGGTTGCCGAGTGCGTCGAAGAGCGCCTTTACGGCCTCGTCGATTCCCTCGCCGGCGAGCCCGTCGACGATCCCTTGGGTGATGCTGTCGGCGAGCAGCGGGGCGATGTTGTAGTCGAAGAACGCCTTGAATTCCGCCTCAGCCTGTGCCTTCGCCTCGTCGGCTTCAATCGTAGCCTCGAGCCTGATCTGCCACGGCGGTATCGCCACCGCGCCGGCCGCGAGCTCGGCCGCCAGCTCATTGGCCTTTGTCCTCGCCGGGTCGGGGTTCGCCTGCAAGATCGTCGTGTAGCTCTTACCGACGAGGCTCGGCATGTCCGTCTTAAGCTTCTGTGCATCGAGTCGCGCCTGGACGTCGACGAACGCCGCGGTCAGCTCCTGGCGCTTCTCCGCCGGGATCTCGGTGTTCACGTAGCCAAGGAAGCCGGTCACGTCGCCGCGGGCTTGCGCGTCGCGGAAGTGCGCGGTGATCTCGGCGGCCTTGTCGGGCGGGAAGTCCTTGGCGACCTTGCCCAAGAAGTTGATGATGACAGCGCGCGCGCCGAGGTCCGCGAACTTGGCTGTCACCGTGGCAGCATCCGGGGGGATGGCGCCCGCGACGTCGCGGCCGAGCTTCCCGGCGTCGGCTACCGTGCTCCCCTTGATGAGCTGCGCGCTGAGTGGCACGTTCGGCGGCAGAGCGCCGAGGACGTCACTGCCGAGGCGTCTCGCGTCGGCAACCGTGGTGCCGGGGACAAAAGCGGCCTCGGTGGTGACGCTACCGGGGACCGCCCCGGCGAGGTCGCGACCGAGGCGTGTCGCGTCGGATATGGCGCTGCCGGGAGCGAAGAGTGCGGTGGTGCTCGCTGATCCCGGCACCGCGTCTCTTACTCCGGTGCCGTATGCCGCAGCATCGCCGAGCGCGCTTCCGGGCGCGAAAAGCGCTGTCGTAGTCGCCGAGCCAGGAACCGCGCCAGTCAAGCCATCGGCGTAGGTCTCGGCTGCGGCGAGTGCCACCCCAGCCGCGAAGTCCGCGGCCGTTGGCACGCTCAGTGGCACCGCGGCCCTCATGTCGGCGGCGACTGCCGCCGCGTCCTCGCGCGCAGTGCCGGCGCCGACAGCCACGGTCGTGGGCAGCGTCGGCGGCAGGATCTCCGCGACGCGCTCCATGAATCCGGCGAGGTCGCCCTCAGCCTGCGCTGTGGCTGCCTCGAGCGCGATCTCCCGCGCGACGCCGGGCGGGAATTGCTGGTTCACCCACTCCAGGAAGCCAATGAGCGTGGTCGAGGCGCCGCTTGTGTCCGCGGCGATCGTGGCGGTCGCTGAGTAGGTCTTGCCTTCGCCGTAGTACTGATCGAGCAGATCGCCCAGCTCGGCGACCTTCTTCTTCGATCCCTCCGACTCGTCGCCGACCCGCTTGGCCGCATCGGCGGCAGCATCCTCCTGCGCCGTGGTCTGCGGGAGCTGCTGCTCGAAGCTGTGCAGCTCCTCTATCAGCGACATCAGCTTGTTCTTCTGCGCCTCGTAGGCGTCCGACGAGTGATCGGTGTGCCGCATCTGCTCTTGGAGCGCGGCGATCTCCGCCTGCCGCTTCGGGATGAGCAACTCGAGGGAGTGTGCGGTCAACTCCTGGGCGGTGTTCGCGACCTCTGTCTTGCCGGCCATCTCGGTGAGGCCTTCGGTCATGCCGCGCAGTACCGACGTAAGCGCAGGCACGATGCCCGTCGCCGCGATGGCCCCCGTGACGAACCCGCCGATCGCCTCCTTCGCGTCGCCCCATGTCTCGTTCAGGATGCCGAGCTGCCCGGCGAGCGTCTTGCCCATCGCCTCGGCCGTGCCGCCGACCTGGAGCTCAACCACGCGCAGGATCTCCGCCTGCGCGTCGGCCAGGTGATTCGTCTCGACCATCTTCGCGATCACCTTCTTCTGCTCTTCTGAAAAGGTGACGCCAACCCTCGTCATGCTGGTGATGCCCTTGATCGGGTCCTCAAGCGCTTTGCCCAGCATCGTCACGGACCCGTTGAGGTCCTGCCCGAAGACAGCCGAGAGGTCGGCTGCGGCCTTCATGGTCCGCGGGAACGCCTCGCCCTGGATCGACCGGAAGGTGAGGAGGACCGCCTCGGCGCTCATCACCATCTCGTCGGATACGCCGGTGGCGCCCTGTATTTCAGAGGCGAGCTTACCGAGCTGCTGCGTGCTCATGCCGACCACGCCGCCCGTCGCCTTGTACACGGCGTTCAGCTTCGCGGTGGCCTGCTCGCTCTCCATGGCGGCACTGGCGCAGTCCTTGAGGAAGCCGCCGAGCTTCACGATGACCGCGGCGCCGGCTGCTGCCGTGGCGAGATTCTTGAACGAGCTGGCGGCGGAATCGGTCTTCGGCTTCGTCGCGCTGGCTTCGGACTGAACCTTCTTCAGGCCAATGATAGCGCCCGAAGCATCGAACTCGGCCTTGAACAGGACATCAGCGACGGCGCCGGCCATGGTCGTGCTCCCGCTTCTTCGCGGCTTCCTCGACCCGCACGGCCTCGATCACGCGCAGCCCCTCCCAGACCTCCTCGTGGCGCAGCCCGTAGTCGGCGAGGATCACGGCGCACCCCTCATATCGCAGCCCCAGCAGGCCGCCCATGGGGGCGACTGCGAGCTGTGAGCCGCATAGATGCCACGCGAACCATGCCTGCGCCTGCCATTGGCTCAGCTCGATGGCGCTTCGGCGCTCGGCGCCGTACCGGAATCGCCGGCGAGCGAAGGTTTCGAGCCCCCTTTTTCTGCCTGGTCCGCGTGCTGCACGAGGCCGCGGGCGAGCCGCACGATCTCGTCGTAGCCGTCCGTCTGCGGGATCGAATCGCGCACCTCCGGCGTCAGCTCGAGCGGCCCGATCTCGCCCGTCACCGGATCCTCGGCGAGCACGCCCTCCCAGCGAGCGAGCGCGTGCTGCAGGATGTCGTGGCGCGGCCCGAAGTCGCCCATCGTCTTGGGGTGGTTGCCGCGGCATATCGGGCAGAGCTGCTCGTGCGCGTGCTCGCCCTCGCCGATGCTCACGACGCCGAAGCCCAGACAGCGCTTACACAGCTTATGCTGGAGCGCGATCTCGCGCAGCTTGGTCATCGTGAGCGGGCGGAGGTAGAGCACGGCGCCCTCGTTGATCGCGGGCGCCGGCACCGGGTAGACGCCGTCGAAACGGCTTGCGATGGTCCGAAGGAAAAGCGGGCGTCCCTCCATGTAGCCTCCCAATCAGAAGCTGATCGCCGCGTCGGGGTTCTTGAGGACGGCGAGGATCTGCGAGGCGCTCGCCGCGCCCCTCGGGTGCCCCTGGCCTTCGATCGTGATCTCGCGCTCGTTGCCCTGACCCACCGACGGGTTGTTGGTGAGGTAGAGCAGGGCCTTCTCGCTCTTGAGTGAGAGCGAGTGGTTCGCACTGCTCGGGTGGCCGAACAGCAGCTCGATCGAGTGCTGCGCCCGCCCCGTCGCCAACACCCTCACCTCGGAGGTCGAGTCGAATAGGCCGGTGAGGTTCCAGCTCGCCTTCTCCTTGCCGAGGATGATGTGCTTCGCGTAGTCGTTGGTGTCGGGGATCGCGCGGATCGTGATCTCGCGCTCCAGGCGCACGGTTCCGGAGACGACGTGGTCGGAGACCGTGTTGTCGATCTTGATCTGTGCATCGAGCTTGAGGAACTCGTCGTCGGTGAAGGCCGTGGGAGTGGCGTCGACCTCGACCCCCTGGTCGAGCGTCTGCTTGCCAATCCCCGCGATCATAACGCCGATCGAGATCAGGCCGTCCTCGGCGTCGATCGTGAACTCGAGGCCGTAGACCACGAGCCCGTCGAGCTGATCGCCCTTGGAGTTGGCAGCGTTCCAGACCTCGGCGCCGAAGCTCGGGCCGTTGGCGACCGTGCGCTTGAACGTGTGGGTGTAGGGATCGGCCGCACCCGTCGTCGTCGGCGCGCCGAAGTACGCCTTCAGCCAGATGCCACTCTCCGACCGCTCGAGCGGGACGTTGGCCTTCTTGCCCTCGAGCTTCCAGCGCCCGCGGCCCGGCTGGTCGGTGTTCATGTCGTAGCGGATGACGTTGTTCTCGACGATCGCCTCGGTGCACCCGAGGTCCTGGTCGAAGATCCGCATCACCTTCCCATCGGGCACGCCGGGCCGGGTGCCGAGCGTCGCCTCGGGCCAGATAACCAGCCGCTCCTCATCGTTCCGTCGGATCGCCATCGCCTACTCCTCTCCCTCTGAGGGCGCCGGCGCCGCCGGCCCCTCTTCCATCGTCGTCTCCGCGGCCGCTGGTGTCGCGCCCCCCATGCGGTGTCGGCCGCGCGGGACGCGCTCCGTTGGGCGCTCGGCCGCCGCGTCGGACACTTCTGCGACCGCGAACCCCTTGCCGCGCAGCGACGCAACCTGCGCCGGCGTTAGCTCGCGCTCGTCGGGCTCGTGCGTCACGACGCCGACGCCGAGCAGCGTCGCGCTCGAGCGCAAGTCACCCGCGGACAATGCCACTCGCATCCTCACTGCGGTGCCCTCCAGTGTTGCCACGACTGCACATAGAGCAGCGCGCCGCTCAGGACGTCGACGAGCCGCTCGTTGACGCACGTCAGGCGGACGCCGCTCATCCCGGCCGGCTGGAGCCCGTTGAGGGCGCCGTAGCTCGCCTCCAGCAGCGAGAAGACATCGGTGCCCGCTGGGACGTTGGCGGCGGGGAGCCGGCCCATCACAAACAGGTCCCAGCCCCACTCGGCGCTCTGCTGCGAGTTGGCCCGGACCTTCGGCTCCTCGAATTCACGCCCGGCGTAGACCGGGCCGTATGCGGGAGGCGTGCGCGCGAGCTGCACGAACGCCTCTTGGTCGGACGCCTGGATGGTGCGGCAGCCCGCGGGCTGCGCCGCCTCGAGTTTGGCCACGGCCGCGGCGAGGATCGTGGCGTGGTCGCTCACGTGAGCGCCCCAGTGCAGCGCGTGCGGATGAAGGCCCGGATCTTTTCGATGGTCTGGGCGCGGAGGCCGACGTACGGCCGCGCCGGTAGCGTCACAGCGCGATTGCGGCCAGCCTGTCCGCCGAACTGGTGGATCGCCGCGTAGACGATCGGCACCGTGCCGCCGACGACGGTCGCCTTGCGGCCCTTGGCCGTACCCTCCGCGCGCACGCCGCGCCGCAGGCGGCCGGTATCGAGCAGCGTCTGGCCGTGCTGCCTCTTGGCTCGGAGCGATGGCTTCCACCTCTGCCCCGTCGCCGGGCCCGCCTGGCGCGTGAACGCCTGCACGGAGTCGCTCTCGAGCTTGATGGCGGCGTAGTCCGCGACATCCTGCATGGCGTTACCGGAGAGTTCGGTGATACCGCGCTTGAGCCGCGCCATGAGGCGTGAGTAGTCGACCTGGAAGCCGCGTGGCTCGGCCATCAGAACAGCTCCGAGTCCGCCCAGCCACGGGCATCGTCGCTCGACACGGCGATGCCGCCGGCGGCGCCGCTCGACGCCTCGTACTCGGCTTCGGGCACCGAGAGGTTGCCGGCTGCGATCTGCTTGAGGTCGGCCTTCGCCGCCTCCCAGAGTTTCGTCGTATGCTCGGGCGTCGGCACGGCTGGTCGCCGCGCGTAGAGTGGCCCGATCGCCAGCCGGGCCCCGAGGCCGGCCAGGTACTCGCCCGGCGTCGCGACCGGCGCCGTGTAGCCACCGGCGAGCAGTGCGGCGTCGATCTCCGCTGTGACCTTCGCGTAGACGTCGGCGAGCACGGCTGCATCGGCGACGCCATCCTGGTCATCATCGGCGAGGTTGACGATCGTGGCCGCGTCGATGACGCCCTTGAGGTCGTCGATGTCGAAGTACGCGGCCACCTACTCCCCCGCGTTCCCCTCGCCGGCAGCCGCGGCCAGCGCCTCGATGATCTGGCGCTTGGTCGCGTCCCCGGGCACCTCGACCCCGCGCTCGGCCGCCAGCGCCTGCAGCTCCGCCAGGCGCATCGCCTGGAGAGTGGAGGGGGAGGGGAGCGGGCCCGGCCCAGCCGGCGGCTGATTGCCGCCGGCGCCGGCCGTCTTCGCGGCGTCTTCGTCGGCGCCCGACTCGCCACTCGGCTCGTCGTCGTCGCCATCCTTGTCGGGCGGCGGCGTGGCCGCCCCGACGAGCTGGAAGCCGCGCTGCGCGACCAGCCGCGCGGCCTCCTTGTCGCTCACCTCGATCGGCGTGCCGGCGGGCGCCGTCTTGCCGTCCGCCCGCCCGTAGCCGATCGGTCCGATCACTGTCGGCATCACGTCCTCCCTGGGGCTTTGGGGGCGGGCGAGCCCGCCCCCGTCCCCGTCCTCACTCGGCTCAGGTCAAGGTGTCCAGCCAGAGGTAGCCAGCGGTATTCATGGCCACGGCCGGCTTGTAGTGGGCGGTGTACGCGACGTAGTGGATCATGCCGCTCGGGTGGTCCCATGTGCTGACGAACCCGAAAACCGGCACGTTCCCGATCTGCCCGAACTCCTCCATCGCCAGCACGCCGAACGTCGGCTGCTCGATGACCGTGAGGTCGGAGTGGACGAGGAGCATCGCGCTGTCGCCCCAGATGTCGCCGGAGATCGTGGCGCCGTCTGCCGAGTACACGGCGTCCCCGACCGCCACCTCGTCGACCTGGATGAGCCTGGCGAACGCCGCCTCCGTGACCACGGCCGCATCCGGCTTGTCGGGCGCGTAGGAGATCCGGCTCTTGACCTTCGTGTTCTCCTGGATCGCGTCCCACACGACGCTCCCGCACGCGAACTTGTTCGGGCGCTTGCCGGTCTTCGAGCGGACGAGCGCAGACTTCGCGCGGATCACGGCGATGATGTCGACGTCCGACACGCCGCCGGTCACCGAGTCCCACTTCGCGGCACCCGCGCCCACGGTCTCCGAGTGGTTCGCCGCGTAGTTCCCGGCGGTCGTCAGCAGGACAGCGATGTCGTTCTCGCTGCCCAGCATGATGACGTCCTTCGAGCCGTTGGCTGCGAGCGCCATCGGATCGGGGGCGTTCACGCGCCTGGCGGCGACCACTTCGCGCTCGTCCACCTTCAGCGCGAGCGACTGCTCGTCGAACGCCACATCCGTGTAGCTGATGTGGTAGTCGATCTCCTTCGGCAGCGCGCGCAGCGCGCGCTTAGTGTCGACGACGCGCCGGAAGCTCGCGTCGAACTGGGGCAGCCGCGCCCCCTCCTCCCCGCACGGGATGAGCGAGAGCATGCGGCTGCCGATGAGCCCGCCCGGCGCGTAGCCCAGGGCCTTCGCCGTGAGCGTCGGGCTGATGTTGAGCTTGAGTTCGGTGAGTCTGCTGGCCATCGCAACCTCCTCAGTACAGGAGGACGAGGATGTCCTCGTCCGCCCCGCTGGCCGCTTCCATGGCCATGCCGTTGACCTTCTGGGGGGTGGCACCGCCGGAGACCACGGGCGCCGCGAGGAAGCCGGCCGCGACCTGCATCGCGTCGGCGGCGGCCGTGATGATCGCGCCGTTCGCTGCGGTTGAGGTCACCGGCGTCGCGCCGGCGTCGATCGTCAGCTTGGTGTCGTCGATCGTCAGCTTACTGATGTCGACGACGGGCGCCGCCGTGGCCAGCGCGGAGGCCGCGACCGCCTTGCCGTTGGCGCCGGACGCCACCTCGGCGCCGGCGGAGACCGCGCCGGCCGACGTGACCTTGACGAGGTTCCCACGGCCATAGACCGTGATCTGCTCGCCGGACGCGGCCACGTCAAACGCCGAGACGCCCACGGCCCGCGCGTTGGCGCCGCAATGGTTCCCGTCGTAGCCGATGAAGCGGCGCTTGGTGATCGCTGCCGCCGCCTGGATAGTGAGGGCGTCGGTCAGATGCTGCTCTGCCTTGATGGCGGTGACCATGTCAGCCTCCCTGCTCGACCAGGTCGATGGCGCGAGCGAGCGGGATCTGCTGCTCCCGGGCCATGACCACGGCCTTGTCGACGACGGCGACCCCGTCAGGGTCCGCGTCGAACGTGAAACGCACGACGCCCGAGGCCGCGGCCTTGGCGGAGATCGGCAGGCGGCCGGTCCCGGGCGCCGCGACCGTCGCCGGTCGCGGCTGGATGGCCAGCCACTCGCGGGCCTCGGTGAGGTCGCGAGCGGCGGTCTTCCGCGCGAACGCCGCGGTCTTCTCGTCGAGCTCGCCGAGCTGCTCGCGAGCTTCCGCGAGGAACGCCGCGACCTGCGCCTCGGCCTTCTCCGTCTCGAGCTGCTTCACCTTCTCGGTGAGCGGCTCGAGCGTCTTCACCCTGGCGGTCACCTGCTCGAGCTGCGTGGTGAGCGCCACCGTCTCCGTCCCGGCCTTCTCGGCCATGCCGGCCTTCGCCTTGAGATCGGCGATCGCCTTCATGGCCTCTTCCGGGGTGGAGACCCCCAGCTCTTTCATGAGCCGCTCCATTTCCGGACCTCCTTCTGCGCCACGGGCGGCGCTGTCTTCCTCGGCGGCGTTGCCGCCGTGATCTGCGTGGTCGTCGTGTCTGGCGGCCACCGGCAACATGCCCTCGACTGCTGGGTAGTTGGTGAGCGCCCCGGCGCCGAGCCCTGGGCCGCCGATGGCCGTGACCACACGGCTCTCCGGGTCGAAGAAGAACTCGGCGGAGAAGTAGCGGAACTCGCGATCGCTGAGCGCCTGACGCGCGCGCGGCGTCCACGTGACGGCCAGCCACACGCCATGCACCGCGAGGTCGGGCGTCGCGCCATCTGCCGGCGCCACAATCTCGATGCCCTTGACCCAGCCTGCGGCCGGCGCGGGCACAACGAACGGGTTCGGGCTCTCCGGCGGCCCGAAGTGGTCGTAGTCGATGGGCAGGTCGATTTGGCGGCCGTTGAACTGCGCTGAGATCGCCTGGGCGGATGCTTCGTTGACGATCCACGGCGCCCGGCCATCGGCCGGCGTGATCAGGCCCCAGGGCAGGGCCTGGACGCGCTGCTCCCCGGGCCACGGCTCTCCGGCCGCGGGGCGCATCTCCTGGAGGTCGACGGCTCGCGCGTGGGTGACCACGCCCCGCGCCTCGTCGCCATCGCACTCGGCGAGCAGCATGCCCGCCGCCCTGAACACCGAGGCGTGGCCCTGCTGGGAGGCTCGTTGCTTCGCGGCGATCAGCGCGCGGCGGTAGACCTGACCATCTTTGCCGTAGGGGTAGGCGTAGTAGTCTTTGGTCTCGGGGTTGACGCCTTCGCGCCGCCCGAGGAACCACTTGCCGTAGCGCTCCCAGTTGGGAGGATCGCCGAGGAGCGCGTTCTCCTCGGCGGCCGACAGGCTCCAGTCGCCGGTCGCGACCTTGCCCTGGCCGATGAGACTGCGGCAGGCCGAGATAGCCGCCTGCGCGACGCTAACTCGGCCGCCGCCCGCCACCGCCCAGCTCCACCGCCCGCCACCCCATGCTCACACCCTCCACACCGCCCCATGGGCAACTGCTCGCAGTACACGATTAGGGACTGTGCACTCCCATGTCAAGTGGCGCCCTAGATGTTGGGCGCAGAGGTCGCTACGGCGACCGATCGGGCGGTGGCGGCGTGGGGGGTGGTAAAACGTCCCACCCGCCCAGCGCGAGTCGGTCGAGGAGCTCCTGCCGCTGCTGCTCGGTCAACCCGCTGATCGATGGCGCGGCGCGGAAGCCCTCCTGTGCATGCACCATCTCACCATCCTCGTCGCGCGCCAGCCCAGGCGGCTGCTCGGTGGCGCCGAGGTCGCCCAGCTCATCGGCGTCGGCTGGGAAAACGGTGCACCTGCAGCCGTAGTCGAGCGGGGCCCAATATTCCGCCGGGAACTCGTCCTTCTTCCACGCCATCCCGTCGAGCGCCAGGTGCTCGGGCCGGACCCGATCGTCATTGATCGCGTCGAAGACCAGGTACTGGACGTGCGGGCTCGCCATGATCCGATCGTGCCGATCGGCCTCATAGACGCTGGCGAGCGTGGTCCGGAAGATCATCTCGGCGTGGGCGCGCGTGGTACCCCATCCCGTGTCGTCGAGGATATCGTCGAGCGAGTCGAGCCAGTCGCGTGATGTTCCGCCCTCGCCGATGATGTCGAAAAGCGCGTCCCGCAGTCGCTCCAGGACGCTCAGCTCCGTGACGCCGGCTACCGCCCATGCGAGGTTGTAGGCGCCCTCACCGGCGGCGCGCACAACGTCGGCGGGCAGTAGCAACCGATCGCGGAAGAGGGCGAGGATGCGGGCCGGTGGCATCGGCGACCAGAGGGCGTCAGCGGGCGGCGTGCGCGGGGCTCGGGGCATGGTGCGCTACGTCGCCTCCGCCGTCGTGCTCTCGCGCGGTATGGTGAGCGGCTGCCTCACGAGCACCCACCTGTTGCCCACCAGCACCCACTCGACTCCGGTCGTCGTGGTCATGGAGCCTCCGCCTCGATCTTGCGCGTCGCCCGCGCTGCCGCCTTGCCGCTTTCGGCGGCCAGCGAGTCGAGGTACGCGGTCCGGTGATCGCGGAGGAACGTTTTGATCTGCCGCCGCACGAACTGCGCGCGCGTCTCGGGATTGGGCTTCGTCGCGCCGACCACGATCGAGTCGGGGTCAGGCACCGTCGCCTGGTAGCCGTAGTGGGCGCACACGGCGTCCTCGATCTCTTGCCAGACGGCGGCACCATCCACGGTCGCGGAGCCGAACCGGAGATCGAGCCGCTTGGTAACGGCTTGCGCGTCAGCCTGTGCCGCGACGAGTAGCGCCGCTACCAGGATGCCGAGCCCGATGCGTGTCCTCATGATCCCTCCCTCTAGGTGTGGCTGCACGTCGTGGCGGTCAGAATGCCGCCGGTGAAGGTCATGGTGCAGTCCGCCGCGCCGCCGCTGTCTCGGACGGTGACCACGGTAGTCATGCCCGGCGATGCCCCGGCCGAAAAGCTCGCTCCGGTCACCACCCCGTCGCTGGTGATCGCGCCGTTGGCCTGGATGACACCGGCGGTCGAAACGGTTGCACCGCTGCCACCGGCGTAGCCGCCGCCGACCGTTACGTCACCTGTAGACGTGATTACCGCTTTCGCGGCCCCATTGGTGTAGAACGTGATTGAATCAGTCCCTGAGTTGAGGTAAACCATATCATTGAAGCTTGCTCCGCTGCCATCGGCGATTCCTATGCCCGAGGTGTCTGCGTACAGGTATCCCCGTGCTACATCCTTTATCCAGCTAATCGGGCTGAAGCTCGTGTCAGCGCTATTGACGTCTAAGGTCCGAGTGATGAGCGCTCCGCCGACCGTCATCGAGCCAACCACCGCCCCCGCGCTCGTCTGCCACTCCTGCAACGGCACGCTCTGCGCGGCAGCGCCCTGGATCACGAGCGGCGTCTGCGTGGCACTCGACGCGGCAAGCATGGTGTCGGCCGTAGCATCGGGAGTAATCGGCGTGCCGCGGGTTAGAGCGCCGGTGAACGTGGTACCCGTCGCAGTCGTCGCGCCCGCCGCCGTCACCTGCGCGAGCGTCGGCGTCGCCGGGATGTCCGAGGTGAGCGCCAGCGTGCCGCTCGCGTCGGGCACCGTGAGGACGTTCGCCGCGCTCGGGTCGGTGACCGTGATGGTGGTCGCATTCGTGCCGGCAGTCGCGCCGTCCAGCACGAGCGGTGAGGCTCCACCAAGGGTGATCGCGGTCGTGGTCGAGGCGCCCGCGGCGGTGACTGCGGCGAGCGTTGGCGTCGCGGTGCTCACCGTTTGCCAGGTCGCATCGCCCCGCCAGAACTTGCTCGCGTCTCCGGCTGCCGGCGCGCCCACCGCGCCCCGCACGCCACCCGCCCCCGTGTCACCCACCATCACCGGGAGGTCGGCCGCCGGGATGGCGACCGACTCCAGCCGGTAGCCGGTATGCGGATCGGCGGCGCCCGCGTGATCGGAGACGGCCGTCGCCACCTCGGCGTCTGTCGCCTGCGTCGAAGCCACGGACACCGTGTCCGCCGCCACCTCAATTCCGGTGCCCGCACCCACCGCGAGCGAGACCGTGCCCGTCGTGCCGCCGCCCGTCAGGCCGGCGCCGGCCGTGACACCCTCGATGTCGCCGGCGGAGACCGCCTCGAATGCGACCGTTGTGCCGTCGGCCTGGACTGTCGCCACGTAGCCGTCGGTAGTGCCCGGGGGGGCCTCGAGCACGGTCAGGAGGTCGCCGACGCGCACAAAGTCCGGGGCGACCTCTAAGGGTATCGTGCTCGCCGTGTATAGGTCCTGCATGGTGAGTGGCGTGCTCGGAGTGTCGGAGATCGTCGAGCTCCACTCGAGCACCGACTGCGAGCGCCCGTCGATGACTCCGTACAGGCTGAATTTGTAGCTGGCCGGGGTCGCGATGCTGCAGCCCGTCGTGCAAACGAGGTTGCCGGCCGTGATCGTGTAGCGGATCACGCCCACGACCACACCGGTGGCCGTGGACGCTACGTGCGTCGCGGACGGCGCCGGCTCGACCTTGAGCGAGCCCGCGGCGAGCACCGTAACGCCGTCCGGAAGTACGGCCTTGCCGCTCAGTGTCCGGGACGTCAAGCCGCTGGCAGTCGCGGCTACCAGCGCCGCGAGCAGTGCGGTGCAGATCCGTCTCATGCTGTCCCCCTTAGGAGCCCGCGGCGCGGCGCTTGCGCGCGCGCTCGATCCACGCCTGGGCGTTGCTCTGGCCGTTGTAGCGGGCGGCGAGGATCGCGCGCTCGAGGATCTCGGCGAGTGGGCCGACGTTCTCTGCGGTCATCAGCCGCCCGAGGGCGCGGCGTGCCTCCTCTGGCGTCGCATCTTCCGGTACCGCGTCCCGGATGAGGGCGGGCAGCGCGCGCCGCAGGTGGCGCATCAGCTCCTCGGCGCCGCCGGCGGTCAGCGACTCGAGGGCGTCACCAGATGTGCCCGTGGTTTGGCGGGCGAACGCGGCGACCAGCGCCCTGGCCGCGGCCGGAGTCGGCATCCCGGCGGGCTGGAGGCCGAACTCCTCGAGCACGGGCGCCCAGTCGAACATGCCGCCGGCAGCCGCCACATTCACGATGACCTGCGACCGACTCACCGGGTCCTGCTCGCGCTTCCAGTTGTACGTGAGCTTGATCGCCCGTCGGCCCTTGGTCTTCACCGCCTCGAGCGGCTTGACGAGCTGCTCGTTCAGCGCCTCCTGCACCATCCCGGCGTCGCGCTCGGCGATCGAGTCCTCGACCCGCTCACGCACCTCGTCGGACGCCCGCGATCCGTACTCGCCGGCCATTGTCGTCGTGTCCTGGCCGAGGATCGTGCGGACGATCCGGCGCTCGCAACGGTCGAGCAGCTTGTCGAAGGCGCCCGACGCGTCGGCCCGCGCATCAGCCAGCAGCTCCACCACAATATCGTCCGGGAATGCGGCGCGGGCGTTGGCGTGCAGCGCCTCCAGTGCTTCGAGGAGCGAGTCCTGCGCGGCCTGGCCAGTGTCGTTGGGCGGCGCGCCGCGCGGGTACTTCCCGGTGACTAGCGGGTTCCCGAACCGCTCGAGGTATCGCGCCCAGTCGCGGATGAGGAAACTCGACACCAGCCAGGGCCCGACTACGCGGCGGAGGATCGCGGCAGAGGCCGGGTCGTGCTCGTCGGCCGTCACTACGATGAGCCGGCGACGGACCTCGGGGTCCGGCTGGCCGAAGAACGCGGTCTGCGTGGAGCCCTGCACCTCGACGATCGGCGTTGCGTGGCCGTCGAGGTAGAGCACGAGCTGCCCCATCGTGGTGTCGAGCGCATCGTAGGGGATCGGGATGAGGCGCGCGACGGAGCTGTCGGGCGCCCACTCGATCTCGGCGACCGCGTAGCCGTAGAGCGGCGCCTGGCCGAGCCACTGGATCGCGCGCTGGAAGCCCGCCGGTGGGAGGGCCGCGAGGAGCGGCGCCGCTGCGCGCTCGGTCGGTTCGTCGACCGCTGCAAAGGTCCACGCTGCCGAGAGCAGGTTACCGGTGCGCTTGTCGGCCGCGGTGCCGGCGATCGGGTCACGGGCAAGGATCGTCTCGAACAACTTCGTCTGACCGCGGGCCGAGTAGGAGGCGCCGCGCACGAGGCTGGTGGCGTACTCGGGGGTGATGCCGGTGAGGTAGGAGCGGAGCCGGTCATGCTGCTGGACGCGGGAAATAAGCGACCGGCTCTCGACCGGCACGATCGCGCTCACTGGCCGACCCTCACACCCGCCGCCCCACTGACCACGCGCACGCTCCCGTCTTCAGGATGGGGAGCGGGAGCGCGCTGTGTCAAGGCGCGCCCTAGATGTTGGGCGTCAGTCAGCCGCGGCCGGCGAGCGCCTGTTCGATCGCGCCCACCCAACTATCGTCGAAATCCACGTCGCCCCAGTCCGCGCATTCCGGCAGCCGCCCACCAAGCTGACGCACCGTCGCAGCCAGCGAGGCGAGCGCCTCTGCGGCTTTCGCCGTCTCACCCTCGTGGTCTGCCATGCTCACCCTCCCGCCGCTTCCGGCGCTGGCCTCCTCTTCCGCCGCCGCGCCCGCCCGATCCGCGGCACTGGTCACGGCTCCATGCGCTGCTCGTCGACATCGAAGGCAGCAGGCGTCAACATCGTCCAGAGGTTGACGGTGCCGGCGGGCGCTGCCTCCAGCGCCGTCGCGGACTTCACCAGCCACTCACCAACGTCCTTGCGAATGCGGTGAACACTGCGGAAACCGTTAGCCCGGAACTGATTACCTCTACCGTCCACAACATGATGCCGCCCGTCCTGCTCATGGTCGTAGTAGCCAACGGCCCACGGGTCCCCGGGGTCCCCATCCCCCCACTTCGTGGCGAGCACGTAGTCACCAGGATGAGGCGTGGCCGGCGCCGCCGTCACCTCGAGCGCTTCGCCCTCCGCGATGCTCCGGTGCGGCGGCGGGCCGAGAACGAGTTGGCGAAAGGTCATCGGGTCGATGTCGGCGAGCTGCTTCACCCACCCGCAGACGACGTGCATAGCCGCCTCAACACTCATCGCGCTGGCGGCCGAGAGGTCGGTGGCCAGGTTCGCCAGCCCGGCTGCCGCCTTGATCTCGTCGGGCGTGGGCGTGCGCCCGAGTTGGGCCGCAGAGACCTCGCGGTAGACGGCCTCCATGCGGCCTCGGAGATCGTCGCTCATCGCAGTGCCGCTCGCTTCGAGTTCGTCGTTTTCCTTCCGCGCGGCGGCGAAGGCCTTAACGGCCCCAAGAACAGGTGGATGACGAAGTGCCCGAACTCCGAGACGAACTCGTGTAGCGCTGCGCTCGCTTCCAAAAGCGCCCCCCATGCCGTCTGGTGTCTCATCGCCCCCTCATTCTAAGCCCGCTTAGCATCGTAGACGGCCCAGCGGTGCTCTCCGTAGCCGTAGCACGGATCGGCGCCGTAGCAGGCGAGGCACTCACCGCACGTGTCGCAGAAGTCCTGGCCGCAGACGGGCTCGGCATCCTCCGTCCGCAGTAGGTGCATGCCCGTGCTATCGTAGACCTCGCGCCTCACCCAACCCCCACCGGCTCGCCCTTCGCCGCCCGCTTCTTCCGCCGCGCCTGCGCGATCTTTCGCAACCACCGATGCCCGCGCACCTGGTCGTTGAGTATCCGCTCACCGCTCACGAACGAGCCGTGGTCCGGGCAGCGGTACTCACGGCCGCGGAAGTCGCCGGACGCCCGGCTGTCGGTGCAGGCCATGCGGTGGTGGCAGATGGGGCAGAACACGTCAGGCGCTCCCTGGCGCCACGGACAGCGCGACACCGAGCTGCCCGTACTCCCAGTAGTCGGGCCGTGGGTCGGCAAGGAACATCATAGGTCGCTCCCCCTCTTACCCCAGGTCCGGGCACCGCTCGAGGCGTGCGTGACAGGTGCTGGCATGGTGCCCAGGGCATCGAATGCCGCGGCCAGAGCGTCCACCTGGTCGTCGAGCGGATCGTTGACGCCCGTGAACGCGACGATCTCCGCGATGAATGGGTCGAGCCACGGCGCATCCCGCGGCACGAGCACGCGGCCGGCGTTCCAGGCTGCGGCGACCGGCTGCGCGCGGACGAACTTGTCGGCGGTCGTCGGCATGGCCTCAAGGCGGAGTCGCGGGTTCAGCGCGTTGACCAGGTCCGCGCCGCCCTTCTCCGTGCCCGAGCAGTACCAGCGCATCGGCGCCCATGGCGCGGCCGTGCGCACCCCACCGAGCGCCACTGCAAACTCTGGGGCCTTCACCTGCATCCGCCGGACATCGAGCACGAACACCAGGCCGTCGGTCGTCGGATCGCCGATGCACGCGAGGAGGATGGCGGCCGAGTAGTTGGCCGATATCCGGGCGCTGTAGGCGAGGTCCACACCGATCGCCAGGCGAAAGCTGGTGGCCGGCGGCGCCGCGTAGAAGTGCACGTCCTGAAACACCCGCCCACCACGCGGGCGAGGACGGCCCTCGTAGAGCGATGCCCAGTCGTACTCTCCGACCTCCAGCCGTCTGCGCTTGAGGAAGGCGAGCGGCCGCAGCCACTCGGCGAGCGATGTGCCGTCCTCCCGGACCGCCGCCAGGTTGACGATCTCCCAGGGAACCTCCCCATGATCCCGTTGCCTGGTGAGGCGGCCGATGTAGTCGTCGGGGTGCCACCGAGTATGCACCACGACTACCGAGCCGCCAGGATGTAGCCGCGGCATGAGCGTCGAGGTGTGCCAATCCCAGACGGCGCCCCGTGCGGAGCTGCTCTCGGCCTCGGCGCGGTCCTTGTGGGGGTCGTCGACGACCTCGACGTTGGCACCCTGACCGGTCAGGCCCTCGCCAATGCCCCGCGCCAGGAGACCTCCACCCGATGGCATCCGCCACTCGCCGAGGTTGTTCGCGTCCTCGACGAGGTGGAGACCGGCGGCGAGGGCGTAGTTGCGGGCGATTCGGCTCTTGCTCCTGGCCTGCGTCGCGTTGTAGCTCGCGTAGCAGACGGTCCACTCGGGCTGGCGACGCAGCAGCCAGACGAGCGAGTGGAGTACCACCTCGGTCTTGCCAAATTGCGGCGGCACAGATACACACGCCCTCACTTCCTCGCCGGTCGCCGCACGCTCAAAGAGCTGTGCGACCGGTGCGAGGTGATCGGGGCGGCGCCAGCGTGGTGTGAGCCGCGGGATGAAGTCGAGCAGCGGCTCGCGGGACGCCTCGCGGGCGGCAGTGAAGTCCCGGGCGAGGTCGTTCACGCGCCGAGCCTCTTGACCGCTGCGGCCACAGCCTCATCGGCCTCATGGTAGGGTCGGAGCGCGTCGGAGATCGCCCTGCGCAACTCGAGCCAGAGCGGGTTCGTGATGAGGTTGACCGTCACCTTGCTGCCGGTCTCCAGCTCGCCGGTGAGCCGGCCGAGCAGCTCCATGTTCCCGCGGATCTCCTTGACGACCTTAGCGGCTACGACCACCGCGCCGAGCTTCGCAGCGGGCTTCCTCGCCCGGGAGAGCACACCCTCTACCTCAACGACGAGCGCGATCGTCCTGGCTTGGAGGCCGCGCACTTGGTCGATAAGTCGTTCAGAATAAGCCTCTTCTACGGCCGCTGCGGCTGCGGCGACGACCGGCGCGACGCACCGGTGCTTGTGCCTGGCGACTGCCGAGTACCCAACTCCCCACCGTTTCTCGATGTGGCGCAACGACTCCCCGGCGACAAGCGCCGCCTCGATCTGCGCGCGGCGCTTGTGGCGGCAGATGGTGCAGGCTGGAGGCACTACTGCGTCCCCGCCGGGCCCGGCTGCACGACAATCGGCGGCCTAGTGGCCATCCAGGTCCGGTCGTGAGTGACCGGGTCCTCGCGCCGCTGAAGCGTGAAGGGCTTCGACCACTCGGCGCGCTCGATGAGCACCTCACCGCCGCACTGCACGACGAGGGTGGCGAACGAGCGCGTTGCGTCCTTTACCTGGACGTCGAGCTGCCGCACCTGCGCCTCAAGCATCGCCACATACTGCCGTAGCTCGTCGATCTGCGCCTGAGCCTGCCGCAGCATCACTTCGGGCTTGAGGATGCCGGCCGTGACCAGCGTCGGCCCACTCACGCTTCCGCCTCGTCGCGGCTGGCGACTTTGCCGTCGTCGTAGCCCGTTTGGTACGCGGTACCACCCCGTGCGTCAAGACACCGCCCGCACGACTCGACGGCGAGGTAGATGTCGCCGACTTTCGACGTCCGCCACTCCGCCTCGAGGTCCGCCCGACACTTCTTGCACTCGACGTTCAGCTCGGCCACCCACCACCTCCAGAGATCGCACGCTGTATTGAGTGCCCGCGGGGCCGGGCCGCGGGCTGGGAAGTACAGTGCGTCGAGAAAGAACAGGCCCTCGGACCACGGCCGCCGGCCGCAGCTCGGGTCGAGGGAGACGTGATCACCTGTTGCCTTTCGGCGTCGGCGGAGGATCGTAGCCGCCGAACAAGCGGTCGAGCGTGTAGATCGTCAGCCCCACGCCGACCGACAGCGACAGCCCGAGCAGCACCACCTTCCACCACGGCCAGGTGTCGATCGCCGCCATCCACTCGCTCACCGTCGCCTCCCGTAGCCGAGCCCCTCGAGCCACTGGATCGCCATCGCCGCGCCCTCGCATAGCGCGGCCGCCCACCCGCGGCGCTCGAGCGCATCGAGCCACTCCTGCTGTCCCGGACCGGGGCGGGCCTCGCCGATGCGCTTCAACTCGATGGCGGCGCCACAGCGGCCTGGCCGCGCCGGCGGCGGGTCGAAGATCAGGATGTCGGGCACACCGACCTTGACGCCGAGCCCGACGAGGATCTTCGCCTCGACCTTGCGCCGCGCGCCGCCATTGGGCACGGCACACCAGAGAACGCCGAGCATGTCAAGCCACTGAGCGAGCGTCCGCTGCTCGTCGGCCTCGAGCGGGGTCGGTAGAGCGCCAGCTCCGGGGTGCAACCGGCTTCTGGCGCTCGCATGGCGCACCTCCCCGTCCGAGGATCGCGGCGGGTTCGGCGCCGCCGCACGCTCCGCGTAGTCCCGGGTACCGTCGACCGGCAATGGGCAGCGGACGGTCACCGCCCCACCTCCATCACCTCGCCGAACAGTCGACCGGCTGCGTCCGCTGTGCGCGGCGAGAGCCAAAGGCACTCCGTTGTGCGGATGTTCCGCTGGCCGGGATGGTGGCAATCGGTGCAAGAGTCGGTCTCCACTCGCACCCACCCCCCGTACAGATCGTCGTAGAGGGCGCTGCGGTAGCCGGACAGGACCACGTACCCCTCTGCGGCCCGCAGCACCTCGGCGAGCTGCGCGTGCTGCTCGTCGTCGAGGTTGTGCCGGTAGTTTCGCTTCCATCTCGGATCCCGCCGAGTCGCCTGCACGTACGGTGGATCCGCGTAGATCAAGGCATCAGCCCGGTCGTGCTGGCGGATGACCTCGAGGCCATCCCTGCACTCGATCACCACGCCGCGGAGTCGCTCCAGCCACGCCCCGAGAGCGCCGGGGTAGCGTGCCCAGTCCATCGCCGGGTACGTCCCGTTACGCGACGCGTTCGAGCGAAATTCGGTTTTGTGTACTCGCGACACGCTCGCCGAAGAGAATCCCTGAAACGACCTGATGATCGCGCGCCGGGCGCGCTCCACTGGATCCGTTGACGCCTTGTAAGCGAGCTCAAACTCGAGCCTCGCAAACGGCGTCACCTCGAGGAGCGCCTGCAGCCTGGCGCAAGCTGCGGGATCCTGCGCCACGCGAAAGACGTTGACGATCTCCTCGTCCAGGTCGTTGTAGACCTCGCCGTAGCTGCGAGGTTTGCGGAAGAGCACCGAGGCGGATCCGCCGAACGGCTCCACGTACACCCGATGCTCCGGGAAGTGGCCGATGATCCACGGCGCCAGGCGCCACTTTCCGCCGTGGTATCGCAGCGCTGGTCGCTCATAGCTCCCACTCATCGCGCCCCTCAGGTCCGCCACAGACGGAGCCACGCGACGCCGGGCGCGTTCGATCCCCGCAGCGTCAGCTCGACGTCGATCACGATTTCCCCTCCGCGAGCTCGCGAACGGTCGCAGCGAGTCGCTCGAAATCCTGGCGCGCCTTGATCCTGCGTAGGGGATAGCGCAGCCACATCACGAGAATCCCGCCGATCTCCCAGCCGGCGCGAAGCCCAACGCCGAGACAGACGGCGAGTAAGCCGAAGGCGGCAGTGGTGAGGAGGGTGTCGATCACACGGCCCTCCCGAACATCTCCACCTGTTCGCCGCGCACCTTGGCGAACTCCAGGTTGTCGGCTCGCGTCATGATCTCGGCCGCCATCTTCCTCAGCCGCTCGGCCGCCGCATGCCGCTGCGTGGTGGTCTGTGCGAGCTGAAAAGCGCCATCCACCGAGACGATCGGCCAGCCCTCGCGGATTGCCTGATTGATCGCCTCGCGTAGCCGGCGGGAAGCCGTCGACGGCGACCACCGGACGCCGAACGAGCCGGCGGCATGCTCGCGGAGCGCCGCGGCCAGCACGTCGCGGGTGATGGGCTCGGGAGCGAACCGTAGCTCCTGGAGGAGCCACGCGACGATGCCGGGTGCGGCGCCGGTGCCGGCTTGATCACATTGCGGTTGCATGGTCACCTCCGCCTATAGCTGGTTGCCGACCACTCGACCAGGCGACCTTCGTGCATGCGGTCGGTGGCGCGCGGGTAACGGCGGTCGAGCTGCTCGGTGCTGAGGTTCGTGGTGATGACTGTGGGGAGGCCGGCGCCGTAGCGTTGGTCGACGATCCGGTCCGCGATCTCCGCGGCGTAGGGCGTGGCGGCCTCCGCCCCGAGGTCGTCGAGGATCACCATGCCGTCAAGGTCCGCGGCGTGTGGCGGCTCGAGGTGCTCGTCGCCGATCGCGTCGCGAAACCGCTGGATGAGCGCCGGCACGTGGTAGTAGGCGACGGGGAGCCGACCGGCGAGCACCCACTCGCGCCCCACGGCGATCGCCGCGTGCGTCTTCCCGGTGCCGTAGTTCCCGGCGCCGGGCGCAGCGTGCATCGCGATGCACCACGGATCACCCCACCAGCCGCGCAGTTCGGCGGCGGCCTCACGCAACTCGGGTCGCTCGACCCACGTCTGCCACGAATGCGAGGCTCGCCTAGAGCCGACGCGACTTTCCCACCCGGCGAGCGAGCATGCGGTACATGGTCGAAAGACCTCCCGACCAATAGCATCGACGGACCGATACCAACCGCTGCCGTCACACTGGCAGACCGGATTTCGGTCGATCACGTAGAGGCTCGCCGGCTCGCTCATGGCGCCACCCCACTCACTGCCGGCTCTAGTCGCGGTACCTCATCGCGTCGGCGCTCGCTCAACACCTCACCGCCCGCGCCGAGCTGCTGGCGGTACAGGTAGCCGTCGGGTTTTCGGGTGTCCTTTGTGGTCTGGTGACCCGAGCGGTTCGGGTCAGGTTGCCGCTCTCCCCGTTTGTCTCGTGGCGCGATCCACGATGAGCGCACCGTGGCCTTCCAGTCGACGACCGGGCGGCCGTTCGCCTTGATCCAGCCCTGCGAGGCGTAGTTGTCGACCACGTCTCGCCCCGTGAACCTCCGTTCGGCGAGTGAGTCGAGGAACGCCTGTACCTCCTCCGGGGCGGGTGGGATGAAGGCGAAGGCGAGCCCCTTCCGAGAGGTCGCGCGCGCAGGTGCAGGTGCAGGTGCAGGTGCAGGTGCAGGTGCAGGTGCAGGTGCAGGAGTACCGAGGGCCTCCTGAGGCCCTTCGGAGGGCCTTGGTAGGGCCTTCGAAGGCCATTCTCTGGGATGTGGAAGTCCAGCCGAATCTAGAAGTTGATGCGCAATCGAAAGGTGGGAGAGGTTCGCGAGCGCCCGGTGAAGCGAAATTAGGTGCTTGGTGTCGGTCCCCGGGCAGAATCCCGGCTCGAATTTCATGGCGTTGCGGATGAGGATGTACCCACCGTCCTGGATTACCCACCGTCCGCGCTCGAGCTCGGCGAGTGCGGCGGTAAACGCGCGCTCGGTCATCCTCAGGCGCTCGCAATGGAGCGAGGCGTAGAACCGGAAGAGGCCGACCGGCCCGCACTCTGGGCTCACCCGGAGGAAGAACCACACCCGCTGCGCCTCGGGACTCAGCGCCTGGAAATCAGGATCGTCGACGAGCCTGCAGAGAATAGGCCGGTGGTCATCGCCGTAGCGCATCCTCACCTCATTCCATGGAGTTGCCCAGGCCGCCGCTCGCCGGCCAGGTCACCGCCCCGCGTGCTGTCGTGAGCGGACGCGTTCGCCGTCTTCGTGCACGTCGGGCACCCGTGGATGACGACCAGGTGCCGGCCGTTGACTGTTGTGAGCCCCGAGCAGACGAGCGAGTCGCCGCACCGCTCACAGGTGGCGTTGACGACGATGCCGGGCGTCATGGCGCCTTCCGGTGCGCCGCGGCGTTCGGACAGTCGGCGAAGTGGCTCACGTAGCCCTGCCGCGTCTCGGCGATCGGGTTGCCCTGCGCGTCCTTGGCGCCAACGAACACGAAGAACGTCACGGCCTTCGCGTTCAGCGGCATTCGCCGGCCGGCGGGCGTGATGCACCACAGAATCTCGGCGTTGCAGGAGCGGCAGGTGGCGCTCACGTTACCTCCGTCTCAAGCATCGCCGGCGGCATCTCGCTCTCATCGCCGCGAAGCTCCGCCGGCCAGTCCGGCGGCCGAAGAGAGGCTGTGCGGTACTGCCGCAGCAGCCGCGCCGCCACCTCACACGCCGGCTCGTGCCCCTCGCCCGGCGGCAAACCGAACTCGTGGACCAACACGCGCCACAGCTCGGTGATCTGGGTGCGCTGCGCGTCGCGGCGGACGCGGAGGATCTCCAGCTCCGAGCGTAGGTCCTTCTCGACCTGCACGTGCTTCGCGATCTGGCGGAGCCGTCCCTGCTGGCGCTTACGACGGGCGTCGGTTTTCATGCTGTCCTCTCTTCCTGTGCGTCGCCGCGTCGCGCCTCCGCCATCGCCGCCTTCGTGATGGCGCTGAACTCGTCGAGGCCCTCGACCATCGCCTGGACCACGGCGAACGCCTGATCGCGCTGTGTCCGTACGGCTCTCACCTCGTTGAGGAGGTAGGCGCGCGCGCCGAGGAGCACGGTCACGCAGTCGGAGGGGTCGTTGTGTTCGTCGCCCGTCCCGGTGTAGCCGCAGGTCGAGCAGCTCATACCCACCCCATCTCTTCCGCCTTCCACGCGGCAATCTCCACGGTCAGCGTCTGGCCCACGTGGCGCTCGGCGAGCCCGCCGCCGAGAAGCGAGAACGGCACCCATTCCTGCTCGCCGTCGACCTCGAGGAGCGCCGCGCGCTCGGAGAGGCGCACGACGGTGACGAGGACGTCCGTGTAGTCGTCGCTCATGGGTGTTGCCCTTTGCACGCCGGCGGCGCCGTGAGCGGCCACGTCTGCCCGCAGTCGCCGGAGTAACGGAGCTCGCTCGGGTCGGCGCCCAGACGCGGCCAGCCCGGCTTGCGGCGCACGAAACAGAGCGAGCAGTAGGCGTCGCCCGATGCCAGAGTGCACCACACGTGGCCGAGAGCGTCGCGGCCCTGCGCGTCGGGGACGCCGCGCGTGCATGCGATCGTCGCCGTCCCGTCCGGGTTGCGGGTCGGGATGCAGGGGCTCATGGCCGGACCTCACACGTGCACGGCTTCGAGTCGCAGCGTTCGCAGAGGCGATAACTCACGGCAAGTCGCACGTCACTGGGTCGCGCGCGGAAGAGCTTCTTCGCTCGCGCCCTTGCCTCGCGGATCGAGTCGGCGTCGATTGGAACGTCGCCGAACTTTGCCGTTGCGATCAGGTACGTCTTGCTCATGACGAGCGCCTCCTGATCTCCGACCGGAAGGCTTCGGCGGTCGCTGCGGGCAGCGGCGCGTCCCAGGTGGGCGACTTCACGAGCGCCCAGGCGAGATATCCGGGGTCCACCTGGCCGAGCCGCTGGCCACAGTGCTTGCCACAGGCCAGCACCAACTCGCCGGATTGCGGGTCGGTGGACAGCCAGTATCCGTAGCGCGCGAAGTCCGCGTCGCGCTCCGCCTTCCACTGCGCCTGCAGCTCGACCAGCTCGTCGAGGTCGTCAGGCAGCTCTGGCATGAGTGCCTGGAGCACCCCCCACGTCATGCGGCAGTCGCCAGCCGCCCGGTGTGCCGTCCCCATGTCCGCATCCGGGCAGAGCGCGCGGAACGCATCGCCCAGCGCCCGGAAGCGCAGCGACCGCAGCCGGCGGATCATCACCAACGCGTCGAGCAACGCTTGCGGGCGTGGCGGGACCTGGCCACACCGCGCGAACTCCGCGGTGAGCAGAGGCCAGTCGTAGGCCAGCAGGTTGTAGCCGGCGACCACCTGCTGCTCGAAGCCACATTGCAGAGCGGGCGCAATGTCGGCGAACGGCCGGGCGGCCACGACCTCAGCCAGGTCCATTGGCGTCAGGCCGCAGAGCTTGATGACCTCGGCCGGGATCTCGACACCCGGGTTGACGATCGTGCCCGCGTCCGAGGGCCGGGACCCGAGGCGGGCCTGGAGGGTGGCGATCTCCCAGATGCGCGCGGTCTCCGGGTCGATTCCCGTCGTCTCCGTGTCGAGGATCAGGATGGGGCGGTCTTTCCAGGGGGTCACTGCCGCACCTCACAGTTCCCGTCGGCGAGGTAGAGCACCGCGTCAGCCATAGCCCAGGTCTGGCTCTGGTGGGCGACGAAGATCACCTGCGAAAAACCGCCGAGATCCCTCGCCTTGCGCAACATCGTGATGTACCGCACGGCGTTCTGCTCGTCGAGAGCGGACGCCGTTTCGTCTCGGAAAAGCGTTTCGTAACGCCGGCCGGAGTGCTTCCCCACGTACAGCGCGAGGGCGAGTGACACGGCCTCCGAGATCACTACTTTCTCCCCGCCCGAGAGCGAGTCGACGGCGCCCTCACGGCCGCGCTCGTGGTCGATGATCGACAGGTCCATGACCTCTTTCATGGCCCGTCCGTCCGCCTTCGGGGCTTGCGTCAGGAACTTCACCTCGAAGCGAGAGCCGAACGTCGCCGTCAGCAGCTCGTTGGTCAGCGACGACAACTCGGGACCTGCGGCGTCGATCAGCAGCGCCTGTGCGCCGTCGCGCCCGAACGCCCGCTCGAGTACCGTCCAGTCGCCCAGGTCGCGCGTCGAGACGGCGATCGCCTCCCGGCTCGCGTCCGCGCGGCCTCGCTGCTCGGCCAGCCGCTTGGTCGCCTCCTCGGCGCGTGTCACTTCCGCCGCGGCATCCTGGGCGCGGCGCTGCAACTGCTCGACGGTAACTCGCGCCTGTCGCCCGCGCTCGCCGAGGTCGGCGAGCTGGCGATCGAGACCGGCGACGTCGACCTCGGGGCAATCCGCCAGCTCCCCCTCGAGCGCGGTCCGCCGGGCTGCGAGGCGCTCTGACTCCTCGGCCATCTCCGCGCGCCGGCGGTCGAGCGCCTCGAGGCCGGCCGCGAGCTCGGCGGCGAGCTCGGTGAGACGCTGCGCCGCCGCCTCGGCGACGGGGAGCTGGGCGGCGACCGGCTCGAGGCGGGCGATCTCGGCCTCGACGTCGAAGAGCACTGCCGCGGTCGCCGCGCGCAGCTCCTCGGCCGCCGCGAGAGTTGCCTGCGCCGGAGGGATCAGGCTCTCGGCGCCCGCCACCTCTGCCACCTCATCGGAGAGCCGGCCGATCTCCGCCTGCTCGCGCTCGACGCGCGCCGCGGCCTCCGGCGCGCCGGCAATAGCGGCGGCGATCGCCGTCGCGTCGTCGAGCGCATCGGCGCACATGGCGATTTCCCGCGTCGTCGCCTCGACCCGGGCCTCGGCGTTGGTGACCGCGGCCTCCAGCCCGGGGACCTCGGCCTCTGCCAGCTCGAGCGCGGAGACCGCCGCCTGGAACTCGGGCACCCGGTCACGGGACGTGCGCCCGCTGGCCAGTAGTGGGCACTCCGCGCCCAACGCAACCGGGTTGCCGGCGTGGCGGAGGTCGGGGAGTTCCTGTAGGTCGCCGGCGATCAGCGGCGCCCATCGCCCATGGGCGGTGCATGGCACCGCCGCCAGCAGCTCCGCCTGCGCCTTCGCCGCCTCCAGTCCGGCGCGCGCCGCCCCGATCGGTGCGACCTCGCGCTGCTTCGCGGTCAGCGCTTCACGCGCCGCCGTGACCGCCGGCGCTTCGCGCTCCAGGTCCGCCTGGTACACCGCTCGCCGCTCGCGCAGGGCCTCGACCGCGGCAATGGCGTCGCGGTACTCCCCGATGCGGCCAGCGAGAGCTTGCGCGTCCTCACGGCGCGCCACGGCCGCGTCGAGTTGAGCGCGGATACTGGCGGCGGCCGCCTGGCTCTCCCGCAGGGTGGTGAGGCTGTGCCGCGCTGCAGATACATCGGCATCGGCCGCGGTGAGGTACTGGCGCTGATCGTCGCGCCGGGATCGCGCCGCCGTCAGCGCCAGGGCCGCCTCCCGGTACTCCGGCGCCCGCGCTGCGTCCGCTTCCGCGGCCTCCCGCGCCTTCGCGATCCGGCCCTCGAGCGCCACCTTCTCGGCGCCGAGCCCCTCGCGCTGCCCGTGCAATGTCTTCTGGCGGGCGCTCACGTCGTCGAGCGCGGTCGCGATCCGGGCCCGACCCTTGACCGCCTCCTCGGCCGCCGCGCGCGCGGCTTGCACCGTCGAGTAGCGCGAGCGGAGGTCCTCGACGGTCGCCTGCTGCTCGGCCAGCTCCGCGGCCAGCCGATCGCGGGTGGCGCGCGCGGAATCGACGTCGACCGTCCCCGCCTCGAGCCGGGCGATCTCCGCCTCCGCCTCGGCGAGCTGCCCGCGGGCACGCTCGAGCGCCAGCTCGCCGGCGCGCACTCGCGCGCGTGCGGACTCGGAGAGGACTTGGAGCCCCTCGGTGTCAAGAATATCGGCGAGCAGCGCCTTCCTATCGACCTTACTGAGGTCGAGAAAAGACCCGCGCTTGTTCTGAGACGAGAGCGCCGCTGCAAGCATAAGGCGGGCACTCCCGAAGCGCCTCTCGGTCTCCGCGAGGTACGATCGGACCTTTCCGTCGGTGATCGGTGAGCCGTCGCCGTTCTGCAAATACGCCTCGGTCCGCTGCCCGACGGCGTCCACCGCGACCATCGCGCGGTAGGGCAGGCCACCCGATTCCAGCTCGACCTCGATCCTGGCGTCGCGACCGTGGGCGACGCCGTAGAGGCCGCCCGGACGCGTTGGCAGTTCAGTGTAGAGCGCTGCGTACGGAGCCTCGAGCAGCGTAGTTTTCCCGGCCCCATTGTCTCCAGCGATCGCCACCAGACCGCTTCCAAGGGCCTCAAAATCTACGGTTACCGGCGCCGAGAATCTCGTGATTCCCTTGATGGTTAGCTTCTTCAGTCTCATACGACCCCCTTCACCTGTCGACGATCGCGGTGGGCGCGAAGTCCGTCGGAGATTCTCTGGCGATGCTCAGGGGTGAGCTTCTTTCCGCGATTGGCAACCGCGAGCTTCGCCCGGTGTTCTGGGGTTTTGGGCAGCCCCTTGGTAGCTGCCGAAATCCTCGCGCGGTGCTCCGGCGTCTGATGGCTCCCGAGGTTTACTCGGCGCGCCGCATCATGAACAGCAGCGCTCAGGGGCTTCCCTCTCCTGGCGCGAGAAATCGCCTGACGATGTTCAGCCGTGAATGGTCGCCGCTTCTTACCCTTGCTTGCTAACGACAACTTCAGCCGAGTTTTCTCTGCAGGGTGTTTTCCGCTCTGGGCAACGGACTGTTTCCTGCGCCACTCTACGGTTCTTGGTGGTTTCTTTCTCCCGGCCTGGATGCGCGAAATTGTCGCGCGGTGTTCCGGTGACAGTCGCCTGCCAATGAGGGCTGCTGAGATCCTGGAGCGCGTTTCTGCCCCATGGAAACGCCCCAGTGTCCCCTCTCCGCCATCAGTGCTGTTGACGAGGCGAGTGCCGGCGGCGCGAAGGATGGCGATGTATCGAATCTCCGCAATTGGAGCGTCCGCAATCTCCATCCAGGCGGCTACCCGCATTACTGGGTGCTGCCCATTAGAGAGAAGCGATCGGAGCCACTTGCAGCGGTGGTTGTCCTGATTCCCGGAGCGCGCTTGAGCGAGGTGACCAGCTAGGCGGTCCGTGGGTCTTTTTGAAGTCCAGCCCACATACCGGATTTCGTTCGTACACGGATCACTGAGGACATAAAGGCACGCAGCAAGCCGCAGTTGCATGCTCGCCTCCTCAGAACCCCAGCTCGGGGTCGGCGACGTCGGCCTCGGCGACGTTGACCTGCTCGGCGAGGTTCGTGTCGCCGGCCTCGCCGGGGATGCGATCGGCCAGCAGCGGCGTCGCCGCGGCCGGTCGCCCGCTGTGGTATCCCTGCTCGTGCCCGCAGCCGGTCCGCCCGCAGATGCCCTTCGCCGTGCTCACGTACCGCTGGCAGAGACACCGGGCGATCGAGCACGAGGTGTCCGGCTCTGACGCCGTGTAGCCAGGCTCGCGGGCGTCGGGGGCGTGCGCCGCCGGCGCCGCTTTCCGACCGCGGCGCTTGTGAGGCGTGTAGGACGGCGCGGGCTCTGCGGGGGCGGGCGCGGCCATCGCCGCCCGCCGGTCCAACTCGCGCGCGATCATCCCGTAGCGCATGTAGGCCCGGTCGTCGGTCTTTGGGTAGGCGCCGAGCACCCTCGCGGCGGCCTCGAGTTCCGCGGCCGATAACGCCGCCAGCGAAGCTGGGGTGGGATGCGCTAGGTCGAGGTCGACGAGGTCGCGGTAGATCTCGCTCGCGCGGGAGGCCGCCTCGCCGGCGGGCGTCTCCGGCGTCGATTCCGCCCCAGGAGCCGCCGGAGTTGGCGCCCTGGCACCACCTTCCGCGGGCCACTCCCCGGCCTCGTCGTCGGCCGGCTGGGCGCGCCTGGAGTCGGGACTGCGAAGCATGCCCGGCGGATCGTCCGATCGGATCAGTGTCGCGCGCGGCTTGTGCGTGCCCTTGTCGCTGCGTGGCTTCCTCGGCGGAGGCGGCGGCTCGACCCCTCCGGCGATTGCGGCGGTGACGGCCGCCACGCGGCGCTCGATCTCCTCGCGGATCGCCGGTTCGTGCTCGCCGCGGACCGCGGCCTCGACGACATCGCGGATGGTCTCCGCGGTGGTGATCTGGACGGCGGAGGCGAGGTCAGTCACGTTGCGCCGCCTTTCGCATAGCCACCCCGGCGGCCTCAACATTGCCGCCGAATGGCAAACTGTCCTGGAACCCGCCGCCCTCGATCTGTGCGCTCAGTGTTTCGATCGCCTCCTCCAGTCCTTTGATGCCGTCGTTGTGAGTCTTCATGTCCGCGGCCTTGTCGTCGCGCGCGGCGACCCAGCGTGAGACGAGGTTGGCGAGACGATGCTCGGCGTCCTGGCGCGTGGTGGGATCAGACATTTGCGACCTCACTTTCCAAGGCGTGCAGCTTCTCGACGAGCGCCGGCGTGATCTCGGTCCCGGTCGCCTGACCCCACGCCTCGAGCTTCTGGAGCGCGGTCCGTGCTGCGGCCACCTCGGCCGAGCGGACGCGCGCGGCCCGCTCGACGCGAGGCTCGATCTTCAGGGTGTGGGCGGCGGCGAAACGGCGGGTGATGGTGGCGTGATCGAAGAGCGACTCGTTGGTCTCGTCGCAGCGGTAGACGTAGCGGACGCACGACCCAGCCGCGAGCGCCTCCATGCCGCCGGCAATCACGGCCTCCTCGTCGGCTGCTGTGGTCACTGTCGGCCAGTCCTCGACTGGGGGCCCGTCCTCGCCGATCTCAGCCTCGACCGTGAGCCACCTCCGACAGGGCACCGACACCCACTCCCAACTCGCGGTACCGGCGTCGTCGATCGTCAGGATTCCGACGCGCTTCTGCTCGCCCTGCTCGCCGAAATCGTGGCAGGTGAATGACCCGATGTAATGGATGTTCGGCGCGAGTTCCTGAGGTCGATGGACGTGACCGAGCACGATCGCGGCGGCGCCAAGGTCCTGCAGCTCGCCGAGCGCGATCTCGATCGAGCGACCTACCAAAGGCTGCGCCGAGCTCGAGATCGCGCCGAGCACCTGAAGATGCGCGAGCACGACGAGCGGGCGCTCCGGGTGCTCGCGCGTCGCCACCATCGCCCGGAGCATCGCGGCGAGCGCAGCACTCCCCGCTTGGTCCGCCTGCTCGCCGGCGAAGCCGTTCGCCGCCAAGAAGGCGCGCTCAGGCCATGGGCAGCAGAGCACGTCCACCGTCGTCGTGCTGCGCGAGTGGCCGAGCGCCACGATGCCCGGCCGCTCCATGACCGTGACGTGCGGGTAGCCGGCGTAGACCTCCAGGTCGAGCGGGCGGTCATGGTTCCCCTTCACGACCAGCACGTGGCGCGGCTGGCCGTGGCCGTCAACAGAGAGGTCAGCGAGGGCGTCGCCAAAGATGTCGCGCTCTTCCTCTGATGATTTCCCCTCGAAGATGTCGCCGGCCAGAAGCACGCCGTGGACCTGGCGCTCGTCGGCGAGCTTAGCCGCGAAGTCCAGGCAGCGGCGCACGTCCTCGAGATGCGGCCCGGAGCGCAGGTGGAGATCCCCAATACAGAGGAGGGTGATCACTGCCCACCCCCCACTGGGCACTCGTCAATGTGCGTGACGACGCCGTCCTCCGCGGGGATGCCATTGACTCGCTCGAATTCCGCGATAGCCGCCGCCGCCGACTCGGCGCCGATAGCCTGCTCGGCGCTGATTGTCTTGGAACCGGAGATGACGTATCTCACTTGGCACCCCCCAGCTCCGCCCGCAACGCCGCGCCCACGCGCGCCACGTCGTCGAGTGACGCGCCGAACGGGTCGAATCCCGCCACCACCTTCGCGGCGATCGCCTGCGCCTCCTGCGCGCCGCGGCGGGCCACCAGGTCGGCGTAGATCCTGTTCACGGCGCACAGGTACTTCATCCGTCGCTCGTCGGCCACGGGCACGCGGGCGAGCAACTCTTCGCTCACCGGCAACGGGCAGAGCGCCGGGGTGTCCCAGGGATCGGCCTCGGTGGCCGCCACCGGCGGCTCGAGCGGCAGGTCGCGCTGTCCGGCGATCGCGGGATCGGCCGGCGTGCCGGCGATGGCCGCTGGCGGCTCCGCGGCCTCCACCATGTCCGAGACGTCGAGGGCGTCAGGCCGCTCCTCGCCGGCTTCGATCTCGGAGGGGTTGGGGAGCGCTGGCGGCTGTACACGGTGGCCGTAGAGGAGCGCCTGCGTCGGCACGAGGCTCGCCACCATCGCCTCGCGGATCGCCGGATGGTCCGAGTTTGGGACCAACGTCACGACCACCCACGGCAGCTCAGCGTCCGCCGGTGTCATCGCCTGGGGGATGCCGAGCGAGCGGATCGCTCGGTTTTTCGCCTTGCTCTCGGCGAGCGCGTGGATGTGCTTGCGCGCCATCGCCAACTCGCGATCGCTCATCCCTGCGGCATCCTCGCCGATGTGGCCCTCGACCTTGCGCAGGTCGAGCACCTTCGTCCCAGGCAACCGGCGCTTGGTGCCGTCGGGGTTCGTGACGACGCCGATCGCGTGGTACTTCACGTGGTGGGGGTCATTCCAGTCGTCGACCTGGCCGGAGTACACCCAGTCGACCTGTGCGGCGCCCGCGATCTTGTCGAGAGCGACCTTCAGGAGGCCGAGTTTGCCACCGGTGATCGGGTATGTCTCGCGCGCCCTGTCGACGCGCACCATGCGCACCGACATGCGGGTCATCTCGCTGAGCGAATCGATCGCCACGATCGGCGAGACGAGATGCGCCTTACCCTGGGTGACGGCGTCGAGCACGCCGGCGCTCTGCAGAGCGGTTGCGATCGGACCGACCGGCGCAGCGATCGCGCTGGCGGCCGGTGTGATAGCGGACTTCGGTTGTGCGGACATTTGGCCTCCTCAGTTGCGTAGCCCGAGCTCGTTCGCCCGGACGTCGAGCAGCGGCTCCGAACGGACCACCGTTCCGCCGCGCGCTCGGTCGAAGCAGTCGATACACCAGACGCGCTCGAGCCAGATCAGGTAGTCGCCGGCGAGATCGCGGTGACACCGCGAGCAGCGGCTGATGGCCTCGATGTCGACCGAGCTGCGCAGCGCCTTGACAGCGCGCTGCCAGGGCGCCATGCTGTATCGCAGCAGGGTTGTCGTGATGGCCGCGAGGCGCTCCAACGTCGCGCGGCCGATTGCTTTCTTGCTGTTCACTTGCTTTCCCCCTCTCCGAAGTTGGTCAGAGCAAACGTCATGTGGAGCTGTCGTGCGGCAGCTTCGTACGCTTGAGCTGCAGCCAACTCGCTCGTAAAGAGACCCAGGTAGTGGGATACGCGGTTCAATCGGATCGTGGCTTGGAACTTACCTGCAGCCTTGTTCCAAGTGATGCCTTTGAACCTACTCAACTTTGGGCGCACCGATTTCCGGCAGTGACGACAGTTCTCTGCGCGAGTACAGAGCCGAAGATTGCCCCTGGTGTTGTCAAGCCCGTTGCTGTTCACGTGATCGACCAGGGTTGAGGGGGGAGCTTGCAAAATCACCCGATGCATATGGATCTTGCGAGTCCCTTCGTTGCGCCTTGCGTAGGCGGTTCGGTTTTTCTGCGAGACTGCGGCATGCCACCTGTACACCCTCAGTCGATCAAAGTCCTCGTCGTCGACGATCGCGACAAGGCCCCTGGTGAGGGGGATCGTCTTCACCTAGCTCTCCTCTCCGGGCGCCGCTCCATGAGGAGCACGAGCGCCCACAGTTGACAGCTCCGGCATTCCTGACACCGTCCCGGCTCCCGTGTGCGGCCGTCGCAGCGGTCGCACTGTGGGATGCGAGTCCTCCGCCGTCGCTGCCTGCACATAGCGGCCTCCTGTTAAGGGTTGGGCGCTGGCCAGAGTTGCACTGGCAGGCGTACGGACAGCTCTCGCCGCCGCGGGCTCGCACCGCGGATGCCGCGTCCGCCGTCCCGCTCGCACGGATGAGGCCACGGCGCCTCCGGTCACGCCGTGTTCAGCGCCCACAAGGTGCCCGCCTACCAGTGAGGTCCTCCCCCGCGGGCGGACGGGCGCACCCGCTTCGTCCGGGGCCACCCCCGGCGGTATCGGTGTGTCACTCGCGACAGAAGTACAGGTCACGCGCGCTTCACGCTCGCCCTCCTCTCCCTCGTCGCGGTTGGGCGGAAGCGCCGCCCTGCGCATGGACGAACGGGCCGCGGGCGGCCGTGCCGGTGCCGCGCCCGCAATGACATTCGGTACTTCCGGCGCCGCCGACCCGGCGCCGCACTCCGTCCTCGCGACCGTGTTGCGGGCGGGATCGGCGCCCGGGGTGGATAGCGCTAGGCGGCTCGGACCCGGAGCCGCGGGCGGGGGTAGGAGAGGGCACTGGCGACGCGGCTCAATCCCCTCGTCGGGCGACGAGAGATGCCGCCGCAGGGCAGCGCCCAGAGCCGGCCGATCGCCGGCGGCACACCTGTCGAGTTCCCCGCGGAGCCACCGGCGCGGTGAGCCGAGGTCCGACAACCGGCCCTCCGCGAGCCACCGATACAGCGTCCGCCGCGAGCAGCGCGCGTAGACCATGGCCTGCGACGTCGTGAGCCTGTCCGGCCAGGGGTCGCGCGCGGCGACCACCGCGTCGAGCTGGCGCTCGAGCCGCCCGAGCTGCTGCTCGACCCGGAGCACGGCCGCGAGGGTGGCGGTCTCGGCGCTCACCGCGGTCTCCTCGCTTTCTCGACGGCTGCCTCGAGCTCCGCGAGCTCGCGCTTGTGCTCGACGAGCTCGGCGTCGAGCCGCTCCGCCTCCTCGACCGAAAGCTCGCCATCTTCCACCGCAGCGATCACAGCCGCGGTGAGCCGGCCCGCCGAGCGCGCGACGTCCGCCCCTTCGGAGCCGACGCCGGCGACGTCGCCGGCGAGCGGCTCGAGCCGATAGTCGATCGCCTGCAGGAGCACACCGAGTCCCGTGGCCACCGCCGCCGGTGCCCGCAGCGCCAGGAGCACCAGGTCCTCGAGCGGCAGGCTGTGCTCACCGCCGAGCTGGCCGCGGCGGTACCGTGGGGTGCGATCGCCAGAGAGCGCCGAGAGACTCCCGGACAGCTCCTCGTGCATCCGGGCGAGCACCCGGGCGGCGAGATCAATCGCCTCAGGAGCGTGCTCCTCGAGCTCGGCGCGGCGCTGTGCGATCTGGTCGCGCGTCAGGGCCGCCATGGGCGGCAGTGGCACTTGTGCCCCGCGGTAGCGGGGCCGAGAATCAATCCGTGCCACGGCCATCACCGCCGCTCCCTGACCGCCACAGCCGCCGCCACGTCCATCGCGTGGCGGCCGTCGAGCGGGGCCAGCTCGCCGGCGAGGACCCGGACGCCCGGCGGCTCAGGCGCCGCCGGCGTCGGCGCGTCGGCGCGCTCCTGCATCTGGCGGAGTGCGGTGTCCAGGCGGTGGCGGATGTCGGACTGACGGCGGGCGGAGTAGGTGCGGCCCATTGGCTACACCTCCCCTCTGGTTTTTGCGATCGCCGCTTTCAGCTCCAGGCTGACGACGACACAGATGGTCTCCTTCCGACCGTGCAGCGTCCCGAGCGCCGAGAGACAGGCGTCGAGGAGATCAGGGGCGGCGGCGATCAGGAGGGCATCCTCGCGATTGCCCGACGACGCAAACGCCGCAGGGTCGCCGGCGGCATCCACGATGTAGAGGCCGTCGCCGAGGTTGCACTCGCCCGGAAGGGTCACAGCCACACGCCACGGGCCGGGGGTGCGTGCCATTGGCTACTCGTTCGCCACGTGTGGGAGCGCCGACTCGCCGAAGAGCTGCTCGAAGGTGAGCCACGGCTCGCGCTGTCGGCAGAAGCCGAGTATGTCCTTCGCTGTCGAAAGCGAGGCCCCGCTCTTACCGGCGAGCAGAAGGGACACGAAGGCGTTCGTTACGCCGATCGCATCGGCAAGGTCCGTCTGCGAGAGCCCGTGTCGTGCTAGGAACTTTCGGAGTTCATCCATCGGCTTTAGCACCTCTTAAGCAATGTACGGCTAGCTTTAGTGATTGTCAAGCCCCCCTTATCGGAATTAAGGTTTGCTTAATGACAGCACCGGAACGTGAAGCGTGGAAAGAAGTTGTGCTGGACAGGCTGTCGAGGTGGGTTCGTCGCGAGGGTATGACGCAGCGGAAGCTCGCGGAGAAGCTTGGGATCACCGAAGCAGCAGTCTCCCAGTGGATGAGCGACAAGACCGAGCCCGATTGGTGGACGCTGGCGCGAATCTGCCGCGAGCTGAAGCTACCAGCGGATTACCTTCTCGCTCTGACGGAGGCGCCTCAGCCTGAGGACGTGGCGGTCGCAGGCAGCGACTTCGTCGCTCTGCCGTGTCTCGCCGACAAGCTCGCGGCCGGTGTCCCGCTCCTCACCTTCGACCGCTTCTCGAGCGAGCGGTACGCCTTCCGCGCCGGATGGTTCGATCGCATCGGGGTGCCACACAACAAGCTCTACCTCGCTCACCTCGCCGGCGGCCACTTCGGGGAGTCAATGCTCGACACGATCCAGCCGGGCGCACTGATCGCGATCGACACGAGGCCGATCAACAAGTGGGCTGCGGCCATGAACAAGCGCATCTTCGTGGTGCGCGACCCGGGCGCCGAGGGCGTAACCGTGAAGCGCGTTTCTCTGCGCGGAGATCAGCTCGTCTGCACGCCAGACAACCCGGAGTCGCATCACCTTCCCTTCGCGATCGACCTTAAGGGGCGGCCGTTGCAGGAGATCCTCGTCGGACGGGTGGTCTGGTGGGCGAACGGTGCATCATAAGCTGCGCCGCGTGGGTTGCTCTCGCCGGCGTCCTTGCAACCACTGGTGAGGCTCAAGTCGTGATCTCGCAGGTCTACGGCGGCGGCGGCAACCTCGGCGGTCTCTTCGACCGCGACTTCATTGAGCTCTACAACCGCGGCCCCGAGCTTGTGGACCTCGACGGCTGGACCGTGCAGTACGCGCCGCCCACCAGCGGCGACTGGGCGTCGACGTCGCTCACGGGCACGATGCACCCGGGGACGTACTACCTCATCGCGGAACATGCCGGCGACGCGGGTGGCCCAGCGCTCCCGGTGCCCGATGCCGAGGGCAACATCCCTATCAACGCGATCTCCGGCAGGGTGGCGCTCGCGGCGTCGGCCGTGCAGCTCGTCGGTTCGTGCCCGGCAGGCGGCGGGATCGCCGACCTCGTCGGGTACGGCGCGGCGTCGTGCGCAGAAGGTGGACACGCAGCACCGACACTCAACAACACAGCGGCGGCGCTGCGTCTCGGCGCCGGGGCCACCGACACCGGAGACAACGCGGCCGACTTCACCGCCGGCCCGCCGGTGCCGCGCAACAGGCGCCACGGGGTCGCGACCGGCCACTTGCGGCGTAGACTCCCGCAAGCAGATCAGGAGGCGCCATGAGTCGCGGGCGGTCCTACGGGTTCTCGTTTTCATGGAAGCGTGCGATCGGCCTCTCGGCCGCGAAGGGGAAGCTCTCACGACAGATCGGGATTCCCCTGACAAAATCCGGTCGGCAGCGGAAGGCTGGCCGCGCGATGGGCTGCGGGATGATCATCGCGGCGGCGGGGCTTGCAGCTCTCGTCTCGGTCGCGGAAGCCAAGAAGCCCAAGAAGCCGCCGGAGCCACACTGGCAGGGGTGGAACACGCTCTCCCTGGCTGCAGTCGAAAAGCAGCCAGTGGGGGGAGACCTTCAACGGGTTGCCGCCGGCTCGGACAACTATGGTGATGAGCTGATTGCCATCGCATGGAAGCCGGACTCCAAGATGCTCCACTTCATCGTTGAGAATCTGGCCGAGTCCACGCTCGCGCTGCAGTGGGATGAGGCGGCTTTCGTGGGTCTGGAAGGTACAGCCGACCGCGTGATACACACCGGCGTCAAGTACATGGACACCGGGAAATCGCTGCCCCCGACGATCGTGCCTCGGGGGACGAAGCACAGCGACGCAGTCATTCCCGCCAGCAACATCCACTGGAGCGAGGGTTCGCGCTTCGTCCCAGGCCAGTGGACGATCCGACCGCTTCTTGCTCTCTTTATTCTGGAGGGAAAGACCGAGGCCGAGGTCGCCGCCGCGCTGGCCCCAGATGGGACCATGCGGGTGCTCCTTCCGATCGTCGCTGGCGATCGGAAGGTCGAGTACACGTTTGTCTTCCAAGTGGGGCGTGTGGTCAAGGGACCAGAACCTAGCCCGGCGCCATCGCCATGAACATCTCCGACGAGTGCGGCAGCGGTCCCTACGACGCGCTCGTGCTCGTCGACGGCTCGCACTTGGTCGACGTCCCGATGATGCTGTTCGCGCACCTCGAGGAGCCGCCGCAGTCCGGGGTGCTGGTCACCTATGAAGGCGTGTCGGTGCGGCTTGAGGAACGGAGGCCGGCGTCGGACGCGGCAGCCGCGGAGTTCGGTGTCGAGTGGGTGTGGATCGGGCGAATGTGCCCGACATGAAGGGAGCAGCAGATGCCAGACGATGGTGAACTCTTTGACTACGTGGCAGGAGAGATCGACGAGTTCGCAGGCGCGGTTCTTAACCAGCGCCGCTTCATCCACGGCCCTCGGCCAGAAGATGATGCGCTCTACGAGGTTCTCGGCAACATAAGCGACAGCCTCAAGCGCCTCGCGGCGAGGATCCGGAATGCACCGGAAGCGTTGCGGGGCCGCGTTCCACGATAAGAAGTGGACCGATATTCTGCCGCGGCACTTGTTCTCGGCCTCCGTTTGTGCCCACCATAGTGGTCATGCCGCGCCGTCCTCGCACCGCGCCTTCCTACCTCACCCGCGACGAGGCCCGCGGCGTCTGGGACCTCCGCTTCCGGTACGCGGACAGCATCGGCCGTGTGCACTGGCCCCGCGAGCGCTCGCCGTACCCCGCGGATCTCGCGCGGTCGCGGCAGTGGGCGGCCTGGCGCCGGGCGGAGATCATCCGGGAGATCGAGGCGGAGATCCTGCGCGTTGAGGAGGCCCACGCCGCGCCCGTGACGCTCGCCCAGGTCCTCGACGCCTACGCGGCGGACTGCCGCGAACGCGGGACACGGTGGGAAGGGAACGAGGCGTACCGGGCGAGGACCATCCGTGACACGCTCGGCGCGGAGACGCCGGCGGTCGAGCTCACCGCCGGCCGTGTCGCCGCCTGGCGGACGGAGCTGCGCGAGCAGCGCCAGCTCGGGCCGCGGAGCTGCAACGCCCACGTCAACATCATCCGCGCTGCGCTGAACCTCGCCGTCGAGCGCGAGCTGCTCGGCGAGAACCCCATGCGCCGACTGAGGAACCTCCCGGAGCCGCTCCGCCAGCCCCCGGCGCTGTCCGAGCGCCAGGTCGGCGCGGTGCTCGCCGCCTGCCATGTCTGGCAGCGTTGGGAGCGGCTGCCGCGCGAGGATCGCCGGCGGCAGTACCTCCCGATCGTTACGCGGGTGATGCTCGGCTACTACACGGGCGGCCGCCCCGAGGCGATTGACGCGCTGCTCTGGCGCAACGTCGAGCTGGCGCGCGGGCTGATCGTCTTCCCGGAGACGAAGGGGCACAGGAACGTCGTGTGTCCGCTCGACCCGGTCCTCGCCGCGCACCTGCGCGAGGCGTACGCCGCCCGGCGGCCGAAGCCGGACTCCCCGGTGCTGGTCGCGCCGCGCACCGGGACGCGCGCCGACAACTGGCGCTACGTGTGGCGCCGGTTGTTGCGCGTCGCCAACCACCGCCTTGAGGCGGGGGAGCGGCTCGCCGGGGACACGCCGCTCCACGCCCTCCGCCACTCTCGCATCACCCATCTGCTCGTCGCCGGCGTGTCCGCTCAGGTCGTCGCGCAGGTCACGGGCACGAGCCTGACGATGCTCCAGCGCCACTACGCGCACGCCGTCGTCGGGAGCCTCGAGCGCGAGCTCGAGCGTGCCCGGCAGCACCCGGCGCTGGCGGCGATCGAAGCGTTTGCCCAGGGGCAAAACGCGGTGCACAAATCGGCACATCAGTTGAGACCGTCGCGGGACGGCGCACAGCGCAAGCGCCGGAGCCTCAAGCTAGTTAGCTGATCAGCCGAAACTTGCACAGCGCCCGCGGCTGGCCTCTCACGCCGGAAGCAGGGGTTCGATTCCCCTACGGGCCGCCAACCCCCTCACGCACTTACGCCACACCGCCGAGACGCGATCTCGCCGTGGGCAAACGCCGGGGCAAATCCGACTCATGGCGCCGGCGGCGGTCGCCGATACGGCTCGAGGATAAGCGCCTGGTCGTCGCCGTAGCCGACTGCGCTCCGGATCAGGTATTCGAGCACCTGCAGTTTGAGTTCGAGCGTCGGTTGCGAGAGCGCATCCACGACCAGCGGCCAGTAGTCGGGCCGCGGCAGATCCGCCGGCGGCGGACACGAGTCGTAGATCGGCACTCGCACCCTGATGACCTCGGGAGCCGGCGGCACTGGGGTCGGCGTGGGCGCCGGGCGCGCATGCGAGCAGCTTACACACCAGACGAGCGCCGCGAAGATGGCGGCGCCGGCGAGGTAGAGCGCGAGTCGGCCGCCGGCCGCGCGCAGACAGCCCGAATTCTCGATGGCTTCGTAGTCACCTTCCGGCATAGCGCGCCTCCACAAGGGTCTTCATCCGCTCGATCACCTCGGGCGGTGCGCCCACGATCTCCAGCGCCCGCATCAGCAGCTCGTCGGCCGCCTGTAGCGGATCGGTCGGGTATGGGCGTCCGGCCGTCTCTCTCCGGGCGACGTCCCGCTCGCCCTGCGCGCGGGCGACAGCCGCTCGGGATGCGGCGATCGCTGCATCGAGCGCTATGCGGCGCCCGTGTTCCGCCTCGAGCTCGATGTTGCGCGCCTCGATCTCTGTGCGTACCTCATCGATCGTCCGCTGGTAGCTCGGCACCATCGCTGCGCATTGGTCGCGCGCGGTGATGCACGCCTCGAGTCGGGCCTCCGCGGCCTCGCGGCGTGCGACCTGCGTCATGTGGTCGAGTCGCCAGCCGAGCCCCAGGCCGCCGGCGACGAGCCCGGCCACGACGAGCGCGACGACGATTGCTTTGACATTGCTCAAGATTCCCACGTTTCACCTCACGCTTTCGGCTCCTCGCCGGCGCCGGCGCCAGCGGCATAGGTGCGGTGTTGGAGCAAGTTGACGCCCAGGTAGGCGCCGATCTCGCCGCCGACGAGCAGCATGTAGTTGTCACCGCCGAGCTTTCCGTGCCACAGGAGCACGGTGAAGGTGGCATACGTGCCGACGATCAGCCAGAACTTCGTCGAACCCCACCGCGACGAAAATAGCTGTCCGAGTAGCTCTCTCATCTTACCTCCACCGCCAGCGGCGGCGTGCGCAGTTGGCTGATCGTGGCCTGCGTCGTCGTCCCGTCCCCGGCCCACCACTGCACACCCCACGACCCGCGCTTACCCGGCCCCCGTCCGTCTGACCAGTTGGCAAACACCACGTCCTCGAGTGATATATGCCCCAGCTCGTCGCGGAGGTAGCCCCCATCGAACGTGCGGAGTGTGCTGTCCGGGTGAGCCCACGTTCGCCCGCTCGGCTTGACCAGCGACCAGTCGGCGCCCTCCGAGATGTACTCGACGAGCCTCGGCTGTGTGGCGTGCGTGCCGGGGTTGCCGCCCTCGACCATGACGAGCCGGCCATCTCCGAGCACCATCCCATCGTTGCACCAGGCGGCCGGCGCTGCACCCTCCAGGACGATCGGCCCGAGATCCTCGTAGCTGAGGTCCGGCTGCACCCGGTAGCGGCGGTGCATCTGGCCGACGGGGTACGTCGAGTCGCGGCCGATCGCGATCACCTCGCCGTCGCGCACGACCAGCGCCACGCACCACACGCCTCCTGACGGCCCAGTCCCGCCCCACGGGATGACGAGTCGTCGGTCCCACTGCTCGTACGCCAGATCGGCGATCCACGCCAGGCCCAGCCACACCCGGCGCCGCTGCCCCGAGGTGGAGCGCATAGTGCCGGAATAGCCCATGAGCCAGCGCCTGTCCTCCGGCCAGGAATCAGGAGTGCGCACGAGGGACGGCGCGTAGGTCTCGCCCTCATCGCCCTCGCAGCCCCACCACCGCTCCCAGTAGGCCCCGCTCGGCGTGTACCGGATGGCCCACATTTCCTCGGGGCCGTGATCGAGCGCCCCACCGTCCCCGTACACGAGCATGCCGGGCTCGCGCGGCGTGACAAGGCCAGAGACCCCCTGCCAATAGGTCCAGACCCGCCGGCCCATGTTGCCGCCCTCGATGCGCTGGGGTAGCGCTGGATCGCGGAGTTGCGCGTCCGGCATGGCGAGGATTTCACCGTGCCTCATGCCGCCCTCCTCGCGCGCCGGCGCTCGCGCTCGGCGCCACCGCGGAGCGCCGCCGGCCCGATCAGCTCGACCGCGATCCGGCCTGCGTCCCGCGGATCGCACCTGCCAGTCCGCTCCCGGCCGCACAGATCGCCTATCGCGCAGCAGACCGGGCAACGCACGGGGATCCCCAGGTGCGCCGGCCGCTCGGCTTCCCGCGCCCGCCTCCGCCTCGCCCTCGCCCCACCACGCCCGCCCATCCCCACGCCCTCCCGCCCGGTCAACTGTTGACCGGGATCCGCGTTACGGCTGCTCGGCGCCGTACCCCCACGCCGCCGGCCGTTTGCCATCGTCAGCGAGCTGCTCGTCGACGTCGACGTGTACGAACGTCGGGCCCACCCCCAGGCCGCGCACCACGGTTCGCAGCCGCGCGAGCGCGAGCCACGGCTGCGAGCGCAGCATCCCCATCATCCACAGCGCGCCGACGATCAGCGCGACGAGCGTTTCCCACCGCTGGAGGCCGCCGGAGATCCGGAGGTCGGCGGCAGCGCCGCGCGTGTGCGCCGATGTCGGCTTGCCACCCTCGGCCTCGTTGTGCTTCGCACACCGGCACCCGGAGGTGACGTAGATCGGCCGCCCGAGCGTGAGCCGCGCCGCCTCGAGGAGCTGCGGCAGCTCCGTCACGACGTCGTCGGGATGCGTGCCGTAGCCGCAGCCGTCCTTGCACGCGAAGTCACGCTCGGTGAAATGCTCGGTGAAGCTCATCCCGCCCCCAGCGCTTTCGCGACCGCTGCGAAGAGCCACTTGAGACCATCGCCCCCGGCCATCAGAGCACCGCCGATGACGAGATACGCCCAGCGCGGGAGTTCGCGCCGCTCCTTCGCGGTCGGCGCCTTGCTGCTGCGCGCCATCGAGCCGGGCGGGTGGAAGGCGTCGCACCGAGTTTCTAGCTTGCCCACGCGCTCCGAAACCGCCGCGAGCGCTGCGCTCAATCTTACGAGGCCGTTCTGCCAGAGCGAATCCAACTTGGCGTCGAGCTCGTCGAGCTTGCGCTCCATCCTCTCGAGTCGCGGATCCTCATGCCGTCGTCCCTGGTTCCCCACCGCCCCGCTCTCCTCACCCATCCCGCCCCCTCTCACTCTTTCAGCTCGATCCACAGCTCGCGCAGGTGCACATTCGTCGCCTTGTCGCCGCCCTCAAAGACCGGGCGCACCGTCACGGCCGCCTGCGCGCCGGCCGGGACCGCCTGCCAGGCCGACAGCGCAACTCCGGATTGGTAGTCGGTGATCGACGGTGCACCGACCGCGCCGGCGCCGCTCCCGTCGAAATTCGACCAGGCGCCCGCAGCCGTCTTATACTGGAGCCCGACCTTCTGCCCGCTCGCCCCCTCGCACAAGATCACGAGCTCGTTGCCGCTCGCCTGGTCGACCATGATGCCGAGCCCGCGCGTATCCCAGACGGTCAGGCCGAGCGTGCGCTCCGTGGTCGACGGGACAACCATCCCGACGTGCTGAATGTCGGCATCCCCCCCACGCGCGTGAATCAGCGCGTATTGCCCGCGTGCAGCGGCCGACACGATGTCGGCCTGCAGCGCGAAGAGCCCCAACGCCCGCGGCCCAAACGGGAAGAGCTCAACGAGGGCTTCCAGGTATCCCAGACTCACGGCGTGCGTTGCGTACGGTCCCTTGACCACGCGGGCACCGTACGGACTCGCGGTCACGTAACCCGGAAGCATGAGCGACGACCCGTCGAGCCACCCGACGTTGTTCGCGGAGCGTTGCGAGAGCGAGATACCGGTCGGGACCGTGAGCGTCGAGTAGACGGCCGCCGAGAAGCCCGCGACGCGGTGCAGGTAGTTGGCCGAGTTGCGGTACGACGCGATCCATTGGCCGTCTCGTGAAACCGCTTGGAAGCTGTCGAGGCCGGTGGTGCTCAGCGTCCCGATGCTGCTCGCGCTGACCGCCGGCACGTCGACGAGGTACGCCTTGTTGGGGTTCGTGCCGTCGGCGATTACGATGCCGATCACGGCATAGGGGTAGTTGACGGCACACGCTGTCGCGTTGGTGCTCGTCGGGATCCCGGTGAGCTGCCCGAGGCTCGTCATCGTCGCCGGGTCGATCACGTACCAGTTGCCCGAGGCATCGAAGAGCAAGCAGTACGGTCCGGCTCCGTAGATCGCCGTGATGTTCGCCCCGTGCGTATAGGTCGTCGTGCTCGAGCCGTCGAGGTTGCCACGCGTGAGCGTGGTCGTTCCGGTGTGCTTGAGCAGGTAGGGGTAGCAAATGGCGTGTCGCGTCTTCGTGGAACCGGAGCTCCATGCGATGTCGTACTTGCCTCGCGGCAGGTACTCCCACCGCACCCCGACGCGGATCTGCGAGTACTCCGTGAGGTCGATCCCCAGCCGCATGAGCTGCGAGCCCATGAACTCCTCGAATTTGTTCTCGAGGATGTAGCTGTCGATCCGGTCGAAGACCCAGGTGGTCGAGTCGTAAAGCGGGATGCGCACGTTTCCACCCACTTTCTTCAGTTGCCATCTCGAGGTCGGGCCGTCGAAGACCGGCGAATCTCCATCATTCGGTGGGTAGATCGAGACCGGCCGGATGAACCAGTTCCCCTTTCCGCTGTCGTACTGCGCCTCGAGGAGTAGCCCACCGTTCGCGGGTGCCGATGAGTCGGCGAAAACGCCATCCGGAAGCGTGCCTTCGTACTGCGTCGTGAGCACGTTCCACGTGCCGGTCGAAGGCGTCTTTGTCCCGTCGTGCGCGAGCGAGTAGACCTCGGAGATTTCGTCAGGGCTGATGATCTCGGGTACGCCAACCTCGCCGGTAGCGCCGGCGCCGATCCACACTTGAGTGTTCGACTTGTCGAGCACGAACGTCAGCTTGCGATTCAACGTTTCGACTTCGATATGAGAGATCAGGCCGGAAGGGTCGGAGAGAGCCCACGTGTAGAGAAAGAAGTCACCGACACCGATCGGGTCTGGGTCGCCGCCGCCCGGATAGATTTCGGGTGCGGAAGCGAACGCGCCGAACTTGACCTTGTGCAGCTTATCGCCCCGCACTGGCGCCGGGTACGCCCCGACTCCCGGGCCGCACGTCACCGTGTCGGTCGCCGCGGTAGCGCTCCACTGCCCCGAGTGCGAGATCGCCCACACCCGTACGTTGTTGTCGCCGGGGCCGA